TGCTTTGCTATCTCTTTGTTTTCTTTGAATTTTCTCTATATATTTTTCTAGTTCTTTTCCATACTGATTTCCATCTGAATCTACTATCAACTTTTTGATTCCTATATCTAAACCAAGGAATTTTTGAGATCTGATAGGCTTTATTTCTCTTTCAAAGAAAATATTTATGTAAAGATTTCCATTATATTCAGATAATCTAACTGATTGTTTTTGTTTCCATTTTTTACAAGTTTTATATTTCAAGAAATGTTTATGAAACTTAACAGGACATAAAATTTTTAATTTGTTTCCTAAAGAACTAAATTTTATAAAAGCATCAAATTCTAAGCTATTTGTTTGAATAAATTGAGCAAATCTTGAATTTGTTAATTCTATAGAAATATTTTTAAATTCTGGCATCGTTTTTTTCTTTCTTTTTCTCTGAGATTTGACTATCTGAAATGCTTGTTTTCCGGCGCATCCTCGAATACTTGCAGAGGTCCAGATCCATTTTTTTGCTTGAATTCTAATATCTTTGGGAATAAAAGCTCCTGTAAATATTTGCTTTTTCCAAAGTTTTTCTATATAAAAATTTATAAGTTTTTTATATTCTTCCATAAAAATTTTAAGATCATACAGCTTTTCAGTATTAGAATCTTTTAAAATTAACTTAGATGTTCTTATAATATTATTATTTTTATTTAGCTTTTTCATTTTTTAAATTTTAACATAATCTGAAAGTTTTATCTTAATAAGAATAAAATATTAATTGAATATTAACATTTTTATAAAAGGAAGAATATTTTTATGCCAAAATATAGTAAAGATTCATTGTCTAAATTACAAACATGCAACAAAGATATTCAAAAGATTATGACTGAAGTAATTAAATATTTTGATGTTAAAATTATTTATGGATATAGAGGAAAAGAAATTCAGAATAAATTATATCCCAAATATAGTAAAGTACAATTTCCTAATTCAAAACATAATAAAAAGCCATCTTTGGCAATAGATGTAGCTCCTTATCCAATAGACTGGAATGACACAAAAAGATTTATATATCTTGCAGGATTTATTATGGGCGTCGCAAAAATAATGAAAATCAATTTAAGATGGGGTGGAGATTGGGATAAAGATACTGAATTAAAAAATAATAAATTTAATGATTTAGGTCATTTTGAACTTTTAATATAAGAGATGAATTATTAAAAATAATGAGATAATAGAACGAAAAAATAAAATTGATCTAGAAAAATGTTAACTATTTAATTAATATTTTATTTAAATCAAAGATTAAATTAATTGGACAAATTTTAAGAAAGGAGATTAGCTATTATGGATAAAATCGAAATAAAATTAGAGAATGGCAAGCAATATGTTTTATCAGAAGTTTTAGAAAAATTGGCTAATAAAAAACGCTGGGATTATCATTCTAAATTAATTGAACAAGTAATGTTATATGCAGTAACTAAAAAAGATGAAGCATTAGGATGTTTGCAAAATATTTTAAATGATTTATCTTCACAAAATCTTATCTAGAAAAAGGAGTAAATTTTTATGTCTGCGCAAAATATAATTTTAAATTTTGATCAAGAATCTGTTCAATCTGTACAAAATTTTTTGCAATTTTTAAAATCATATTATAATATTAATGATGCTGGTGAATTAGCTGATTTTATGCGAGATAACGGAATCAATGGTAAAAGAATAATAAATAAAATTAAACAAAAATATAATCTATATAATTTTAGCGAATTATGGAAATTTAAAAAAGAATTTAAAGAAAAATATACATCGACATATATAAAAATGGCAGAAGATATTGGATATAATAAAATTGATGAATTAAAACAGCATCTTCCATATTTTTTTGATAATTTTGTATATGATCTAATATTACCATATATTGATTGTGCTGATGCTGGTTGGGCAAATATGAATTACGATCCAATTTATCAAAAAGAAGAATTTGCTTGGAATTAAAAAATATAATTTTTAATTAAATAAATATATATTCAACAAGTTAAGCCTTTGTGATTAATTTCATAAAGGCTTTTTTATTTTTAAATAGTTAATTAATTTTTTTTAGGATTAAAGACACATTTATATTCTTGAGGTTTGTCTATTGACATCACTTCTAAATTAAAAAAACATAATGTTAATAATTAGATAGGAGGTATTAAAATGCCAGGACCTTTCACAAGTTATGCTCAACCAGGAGTATATACCAGAACTCTTCTTGGTGCCGAAACTGCTTCTTTGCCAGGTGGTGTTCGATTTCCTGTATTTATTGGTGTAGGCTCTGAAACTATACCAGAAGAAATTGAAATGATAAGAGGATCTTCAGCCACAGTTGATAATAAAAAAGATAAAGAAGATGTTTCTTCTCAATTTACTGGAACTGAACGTTTTTGTATGGTTTCAACATTTCCTATGGTTACTGGAAATGGAACAGGAACAACTACTAATAATCCTAGAGACGTAATAGTAGAAATTAATAATAAATCTATTGGTGCTGCTCTTGTACAAGGAGATATTGGAAAAATAACTTTGGATGTTATTCCATTAGCAACTGATGATGTTAAAGTTACTTATTATTATAATAAGACTGATACTTTAACAACTGATGATGTTTCGGATCAAGCTGATGGAACAAATAAAGAATTTATAATATTTAACAGACCAATAGTTGATGGAACAAATGGTGGAATAATTACCACTAATATTGCTAAAGTTACTGCAAAAGTAGATAGTGTAGAAGTTACTATAACTGACGTTAATGGAACAAATGGTGCTGTTACATTAGATTCTGCTCCTGCTGGTGGAACTACTGTTGAAATTACTTATTATTATAATCAGTATCCTAATACTTCAGATGAACTACCAGTACAAGATGTCGCAACTATTCAAACTTGCGGTTATGTAGCTGGAAAACCTAATTATATTGAAGGTACAGATTTTGTATTGAAAGATGATTCAATACATTGGGGTGCCACATTTATTACACAAGCTGGTGACATTCATACACCTGGAGTTGAATATTTTGATGATACTCAAATAACTCCATTGCTTGTTGATAATAAAATATATTCTGAAGAAGCTCAAGGTACTATTGATGGAACAAATGATGAATTTACAGTACAATATAATATGACTGATGGAAGCGGAAGAGATAAAGAAACTGGAGATATTAGTAAAATAAAAGTTTATGTTGGAACAAGTCTGACAGCTGCCAGAACTGCTGGAGAAGTAGAAGTTAAAACAGTATACGGAAATGATAAAAAAATAATTCTTAAATCTGCTCCTGCTATTGGAAGAAAAGTTTATGTTGACTATTATCATAATATGCTTGGTGATGATTTATTTACTTTAAGTGTATTAGTTGCTGGAGTTGCTGGAGTTGGAACTTATGGAGTTGTAAGTAGAGATAATGGAACATTATCAAATGCTATTGAAGGAACTCACAATGTTGCCGATCCAGATTTTGCCACTGAGGGAATTACATGGCCAAATAGTTTTTCAGATCTTCAAACTATTCCAGGATATTCAATTAGTGAAACTATTACAATAACTTTTACAAGTGCAACTGAATATACTGTAACATCTGATCAAGTAGCTGGCAGTAGTGGTTCTGGAGAATTAGACAAAACATACATTGATGCTGTAACTGGAGTTAGATTCACAATAATGACTGGCTCTGCTGTTATTTATGCTATTGCTGATGAATTAAAATTTGTAGTAACTCAAGGTGCTACATTCACAACTGGAACAAGTCCTGTTATAGATGTTCCTGGATTAAGAGTAACAGTTGCTAATACTGCAAGTATAGGCATTGGAGATACTGCTTATATTTATACTTATGATAAAGCTGGACAAGAACCAGATATTGGTGATTTCTATTATGTAAATTTAGAAAGAAATAAACAAGCTGAAGATTACGAAACTAAACTTTACACTAATATGAAAGAACTTATTGAAAATCATGGTGAACTCAATACAAGTAATAAAGTTGTTTTAGCTGCACATTTAGCATTTTTAAATGGTGCTGTTTTAGTAGCCATTAAACAATTAGTAAGAGAAGCTGATGAAGTTGATGCTGCTAGTCAAACTTATATGGATGCTATTAAAACTTTAGAAAAACCAATTGCAGGAACATTTAAACCAAGTTATTTAGAGCCTGTTACAACTGATGAAACAGTTCTTGAAGTTGCGAAGAAACATTGTGAAGTTATGAGTTCTATTAGATATAGAGGCGAAAGACAATGTATTTTTGGATTTCCAATTGGAACTGAACCAGAAGAAATGAAACGTAAAGCACAAACATATAATTCTGAAAATATGGTATGCATATATCCTGATAGTGCTATAATTGGTTTGGTAGATGAATATGGTGATGAAGTTGAATATGTAGTAGATGGTTCAATAGTAGCTGCTGCTTATGTAGGATTAAATGTTAGTTTAGCATATGATGTTGCAACACCTATGACAAGAAAATATATAGTTGGATTTAAGAGACTTGGAAGATATGAAGATGAAATAACTCTTAATGAAATTACAACTGGTGGTGTTACAATAATTGAAGATTTTGATCCAAATATGAGAATTAGACATGCTGTAACAACAAATATGAGTAATGTATTAACAAGAGAAGATAATGTTACTAAAATAAGACATTATGTACAAATAGCAACCAGAGGTGCTTTAGATAGATTTATTGGAGAAAAATATCTTGATCAATTAAATGGACAAGTTGAAGATGCTCTAGCTGCTTTATTTAATGCATTAAAAGAAGCTGAAATAATTAGTCAAGTTGGTAGTATTAGTACTAGCACTGATGAAAGTGATCCTACTATAATGAGAGTTGAAGCTACATATAGACCGGTATTTGGTTTGAATTGGATAGTTGTTACATATACTTTAAGATCAAAATTATAAAATTTAAAAATTAATCCTGCCTTTCAAATTAGTGTGAAAGGCAGGATAATGTTATAAAAAATAATTTCTTAAAAGGAGGGAATTAAATGCCAGAAAAAAGTTATATATATAGAGAAGGCGTTTCTCCTAACACTCAATCTGTTGTATCAAGTAAAAATAGAATTTTTGCAAGATCATCTGGTAGTGGAAACACTATGCAACAAGTTGGTGTTATTTCAACGTTTGATCCTTCTCAAAGTAGAGCTGTTGAGGCTGTACGTGGTATAGGTTTTGGCGATCAAATCGCAGAACTTGTTCCAGGTGTTATGGATGTTCCTACATTAAGCGTAACACGAACAGCAATGTATTTATCTAATATATTTCAAGCATTCGGATATAATGCTGGTGTTGACGGTGTTATAAGAAGCTTAAAAGATCATACTTGGCCATTTGATGTCAGACAGGAATTAGTTGTGTCTGGTGTTGTTAAAAATGATGGTCCTGGATTAAGTGTATCTTTTGGAAAGGCTTTAAATCTTAATGTTGGTGGCGGTAGTGCTGGTGGAAAAGCTATCGTAACTTATTATGAAGCATGTTGGATAACAGACTATAGTACAAGTTATGCTGCCGATGCTGCATTAGTAGCAGAAACAGTTACTATTTCTGTAAGTGATATATTAGGCGATCTTAAGAGTGAAGCTGCGAGTGGTTTTGATTTTAAACTTGGATTGGGCGGTAATATATCTGCATCAGTAAGATTTGGAAACCTTTCTATTAGTGGTTCCGTATAACATGGAATTTAATTCCTAAATTAATTTAAATATTTTGTACAAAGTATTTGCATTCGATATATTAAAGGCCCTGTAATATAATTATAGGGTCTTTTTTTTATTACATTTTTAATTTTTTCTGATATAATATATATGTATAAATATTTTTAAATTTTAAAAAGGAGGCATATTAATGTCAGATATTAATATTATCAAAGAATTAGAAAGTTTAAAGGAATTAGGTATAATAGAAACTAAAGTTTTTAAACTTGGAAAATTAAAAATTAAATTAAAAAGTGTAGACGCAGAAAGTGAAATTATAATTCATCAAAAAGCAGCAATTAAAGGTACGACTGATTTTGGCTTTGTACAAGAGGCTAAATTTTGGACAATTGCATATTCAATGTGTGAAATAAATAAAAAAAATATTGATCCAAAACAAGAAATAACCTATGATGATGGAAATAAAAGTGTATTAGCAGAAGAATTATATAGAATGGTTAAAACATGGGATGCAAACATTGTGGATTATTGTTTTGTTAAATATGGGGATTTGGTCAATAAATCTAAAAAAGAATTAGAAGAAAAAATAAAAGACTATAATGAAGAAATAAATAAAAATTCTAATGATACTAAATAAAGATCAAATAGTTTTAAAAGAAATTGATATTAATAATATTGAACAACTTTTAACTGTTGGATTTTTAACACTTCCAATTGATATTGATGGTATATCTTTTATTTTTAAAACTATTAGTCCGTCAGAATTATTTTTAATAAAAAATAATAGTTTATTACAGGGGAAATTAAATAATATTAAATTTATAATTAATTATATAATTTATAGTATTTTTCTCGTAGAAGGATTTAATATTTTATTATATAGAGAGCAGTGTTTTGCTAATACTTTTAATATTATTAAAACATGGAATGGTAGATCAATTATTTTATTATATGACAAATTAATAAAATTAGGTAATAAAGTTAGTAATCTACAAAAAAAGGTTCCAGAATTTAATAAATCTGATAAATCTAAATATTATTGGAGTTTTTATAAAAATTCAAATAATTGTTTAAATGATTCAAAAAATACTGGAATAGAAGGTACTGATAAATTAGGATTAAATTATATACAAAAATCTTGGATTGTTTTAAATTCCTTTGATGATAAAATTCGATCAAGAAAATTTAAAAATGAAGAATTAGGAGTTATTTGGTCTTATGCTAAATTTATAGCAGCTTGCTTTAATCCAAAAGCAGTGCGCAATGTTGAAGCACAAGAAAAAGTACAAAAACAGATTCAAAAACAAGAAGAACAAACAAAATCAGGCAAAACTGGATTTATTAATAACAATCCAAATTTTGCTAGACCTCAAAATACTACTGAAAATTTAGTAGATGAACTTAAAGCATTGTCAAAAGGAAACAAAGATAAACATGATAATTTAATTAATGCATTATATAAAAGAAAACAATATATAAAAAAACATAAAAAACAAGAACTTGAAGAAAAACGCAAAAAATTAAATTTAGATTTAGAGCAAGGAATAGATGGAGAAACTTCAATTATTGATTATAATCAAATTCAAAAACGTTTTCTTAAAGGTAAAAAATAAATGGCAACAGAAAAATTTGAACAAGAAATAGGTTATAAAATAACTGGCGCAGAAACTACCAAAAAACAAGCTGGAGAAATTAAACAAGCTGTAGAAGATTTACATAAAATTGCAGGAGAAAGTGCTGGAGAATTAATCGGCAAAGAACAAGTTGAACATGTTAATGAAATTAAAGAAATATATGAAGATATTATTAAAGAAAAAAATAAATCTTTAAAAAAAGAATCTAAACAAATTAAAAAAAATGTCAAAGTAAGAATGACTGCTGCAAGAGTAGCAAACAAACAACTTGGCAAACCGATAAGAGGTGGTGCAGCAGGATTTTTGGAAACAGGAAAAGCAAAAGCTGGTGGTGTAAAAGGTGCATTTAAAGGAATTGGTGGATCGCTTAAAGGAATGGCCAAAATGGGTGGAAAAATGACCAAAGTTATGGGATCTTTAAGCGGAGTCATGAGCGCAATAGGCATTTCTTTAGGTGCATTATCAAGCATCGGAGCATTTGTTGCTTTATTAGTTGCTGCTGATAAACATGTTAAAGAAATGAATACATCTATATTAAATACTGTTGCCAATACTGGTGAATTAAATGCTGTATTTGGTGATGTTCCTGATATTGAACCAGAATTTAATATTAAAAATATAAGACATTCAATGAATAATTTATTTGAAGATTATAGAGTTGGTCAGCAAGATGCTCTTGATTCTTTAAAAGCTTTTGGAGATCAGGGCATTGAAGTTAAATCTATATTAGGAAATACAATAAAAGAAACAAAACGTTTTAAAAGAGAAGGAGAATATACTTTAGAAGGAATACAAACTGCCACAGTATTTGCTCATCAATTAGGAAAAGATACTGCCACTACTGCTGGAATGATGGCTGAATGGTCTGCCACATTAGGTATATCAGTCTCAAGTTTAAAAGGAGATTTTACTAAATTAACTAAAGATGCTAAAACTTCTGGTTTGGGCGTTAATAGATTTTTTGCTGCTGTTCAAAATGCAAGTTCTGGTTTAGAAATGTATGGTATTAGAACTACTGAAGTTTCGGATACATTAAATAAATTAGGACAAGTTGGAACTGGAAGTATGGAAGGTACAACTGAAGCTACAAAAAGTTTAATTGGTGCGATGAGTAAAGTAACAAAAGAAACTGCTGCTTATTTTGCTAGTAGTTCTAGAGGAAGAAAACAAATAACAGGTGCAATACAAAATGAACTTAAAACATCAGATAAAAGATTAAAAGGTTTAACTGGCAATATTAGCTTGCAAAAAGTTATGACAATGACCGCAGAAGAACAAAATGAAGCTTTTAAAGGTAATGCTAAGGAAGTTAGAATGATTGCTTTTAGAATGAAAGAATTACAAAGCAGCATGAAAGGAATCGAAGCTGGAAAAGTTTTAGAGGTTCAAAGAGCAATGAAAAGATTAGGGCCTGGTGAATTAATGAAAATATATGTTGAACAATCTGCAAAAGCATTAGGTAAATCACCTGCTACTTTTAAATTTACAGATTTAACCAGTGAAGAATTATTAATTTTAGAACAAACTTTAGGACTTTCAACTGAAAATTTAGAAGAAATGAAAAGAGTAGCATTTGGAATCGAAAGTGGTAATTCTAGTACTTTAGAAGGATTAAATAAATTAGATGATACTAATAAAGAAAATTTAAAAAACATGTATGATACAATGGACAAGCAGGCTAAAAAAGCTGCTAAAGCCAAAACACCTATGACAGCTATTATTGGAGAAATAACAAATTCTATTTTAACTAATTTGTTTGATTTAAGTAGTTGGGCATTTAATAAATTAGTTAGAGGATTTGGTCATTTATTAATTGGTATAGGTAAAATTCCAGGAATTTCTAACTCAATATCAGATTTTGGCCAAACATTACTTGATTTCTCAACTCAGCAAGAAAAAGAAGAATTGGGTGATAAAATGGATAATATTGCTGATGGATTAGATGATTTAGGACCAGAGACAACTGATCAAACTAAAGAATTATCTAATCAATTAAAACGTTTGCAAGATAATTTAAAAGCTGGTATTGATGTTGAGCAAACAAAAAAAGAAATAGGAACTGCTTTGCAGCGAACAGGTGGTTTGTCAGAAGATGTATTTGAACAGATGCCAGAATTAAAAGCAATGTTTAAAAAGCATAATATAAGTACAAGTGGAATTACTTCACCAGCTGCAAGTGCTACCAGTAATGTAAGCAATAATCCACAAAATACTAATAATATTGGTGGTAGTACTACTAATAATTATAATACTACTGTTAAAGTGAATGGTGGAGATCCAAAAAAACTAGAAGAAGTAGTTGAAAAAGTAATATATAAAAAAGAATTAAGAGATAAGGTATAAAATAAATGCCAAAAGAATTTAAAAAAGACAATCTTATCATATTTGCTATAGATACGACAAATATAAATAGTGCAATAACACTTCCACCACTTAAAGTTAATTGTAATCCAAAAGCTATGGCAACTGCTTTTGCAAAAATAGTTAATGAAACACAAACTAAAGCTGGCTGGGTTGAAGAACATTGGGGAGAAGAATTAGGATCAATTTCTGCAAGTAATACTACTGGAGGATTTTTTGATACAGATGTTTTTCCTAGTAAAGGTGAAGAAGCAAAAAAAATGCAAGGTAACAAAGGTTTTTTTGCCGGAGTTAAAACAGGAATACAAAAAGTTAGTGAATTTGCTGAAATTGCTGCCCAGGCTGCTGAAGGAAATATATCTATTGGTCTAAAATCATTAGGCATTGGAAATTTAGGAACACCAAAAACTAAAGAAAAACCAAGACTTGTATCAAATGATATTTTAAGTTTACAAACTTTTGAAACTAGACGATTTTCTCCAGCTTATTTAAGATTTCAACAATATATAGAATTATTCATGAATAATGCATGTTTTTATGGAGAAGATGGCGTTCCATATGAAATAGGTACTATTTTAGTGTATTATGCAAATATATTATACGAAGGACACTTTGAAAATTTTATAATTAATGAAGAAGATGAAATGCCATATAATTTTAATTTTGATTGGACTTTTAAAATAGATAAAACTATTATACAATTATAATGTATTTTACACACACACCAAAAATTGAAACATATATAAAGCAACCAGATATACCGAATTTATATGCAGATATAGATATAGAATTTGGTATACATGAAAATCCTGATAAAAATCCAGTTTATATGGCAGAAAAACATTTTGAACCAATGATCATAGATCTTAAAATAAAAGATCCACCGCCAACATTAGAATTTATTATTAATCCAAAAACTATGACAACTACATTGAATAAAATGTTAAGGCCACAATTCACTAGATCTGGATGGATAACACAATATCCAGGAGATGAAATGCCATCAATAGATATGACTGGTACTATATGTGGATTTTATAATGAACGAGATGGATTATCTGGATCTCCATTTCAATATACTAAATTAAATAATTATGAAGATAAATCTAAAGAAAGAGTTTTAGAAGTTAGTAGAATTTCATCTGTTGGATATCAATGGTTAATAAAATTATTAAGTTTTTATAAAAATAATGGATGTAATATTAATGCTGATGATAGAAGAAGAATAGATTCAGTTGGATCTGTAGAAATTTATTATGAAAACACTACTCTTATAGGAAGTTTTAGAAGTTTTGAATTTTCAGAAGATGAAAATAGACCACATACTATGGATTATTCTTTTAATTTTAGAGTGAGGCAAATTGTCTAATGTATTTCCCGACTACAATTAATTATGGTTCAGTTTCAGAATATAAACAAAAAAAAGTTCTTGCTTTAGCTCCTGATGCATTAGTATTTTTAAATGGAAATTCTGACATACCTATTTGTTTAAAATGTAATGCTAAAGAAGATTTAAAAAATGATATTACTAATATTAGTACCAGCCTTGGAATAGAGGGTGCACCAGGAAGTGCAAGTTTTACAATAGTTGCTCCAACTAAAACTTTTGAAACCAAATATATTAAAGATGGAAAACTTGCTATTACTGAAATGATGGAAGTTAAAATTTTTATAAAGGGAAGATTTGCAGATAATGATGGATATTTTAATTATTATCCAGTTTTTTGGGGATTAGTATCTAGTGTAACAGATAGTTTTAGTGCTGGAGAATATACTATTAATGTAGAATGTAAAGATATATTGCGCTGGTGGCAAATTATGAAAGTTAATATTCACCCATCTGTCATAACAGCAAAATTTAGTGGACAACAACCAAATGCACTTGGAAGTCGTTATGCTAATATGAATCCATTTCAAATTATTTTATCATTGGCAGAATATGGAGCACAAAATTTAATGTCTCCTGCTAGTTATATACAAACAGCAGGTGCTCAAGATTCAATTAAATATTGGCGCAATGCTAATGAAAAAATGATTGAATATTGGGCAAATAGATTTAGACAAGTTGGAAAAAATATAAAAATATATGGATATTTAGGATCAGTGCAAGGAAATCTAACAGTTGAAGAGGCTTATATTAAAGGAACAAGAAAATTAGAGCTTCAAGGTAAAAAAACACCATCTCCAAGAGTTAAAATGATACAGAATAATGATTTTCTTCCTTTTTATGAATTTAAACAATTTGATTTAACTGAAAGTGAATATATGTCTAAATTAGATATGGCATTAGAAGTTAAAAATTATATTAATTATGAATTTTTTATGGATGTAGATGGTCATATAGTATTTAAACCACCATTTTATAATTTAGATGTTCGCCCAAATAATCCATATTCTATTATTGAAGATATTGATCTTGTTTCGTGGGATTTTACTGGTTCAGAAGAAGAAGTAATAACTAGATTAGATGTCAGCGGATATATTTCTCCACAATTTAAAACAGAAGTTAGAGGTTCTATATATGGATATTATTGCGATTATAATTTAGCAAAAAAATTTGGATTAAGACAGCAATCTATTACTGTTAGACAATTAAAAACTAAAAAATCATGTACATTATATGCTATTAATGAATTAGCTAAAATTAATTCAAAAAGATTTTCAGGTAGTTTAACTATTATGGGAAGACCAGAATTAAAATTAGGATTTCCAATTTATATACCATCAAGAGATTGTTTTTATTATGTAACTTCTATAACTCATTCATTTACGTTTGGATCAACATTCACAACAACATTAGGATTAGAAGCAAGACGTGTAAAAAGAGTTGATCATGAAGTTTCTACAGAAGAAGATGGTGTTGTAAAAAATGGAGCTATGGTTTTTGTTAAAGAAGAATTACCAGAAAATGAAACTAATTTTCAACCATCACCACAACAAGAAGTAGAAGAACAATTAGAACAGCAACAAAAACAAGCTGAACCAATACAACATATAGGTTTATATAAATTAGTAGCAAATAAAAAAGTAGATATTGTTAATTTAGAAAAAAATGAAATACCAGTGTCAGATAAAGATGGATATGAATTAATTGGTGGGTTTACTTATGGAAAAAATTTACAAATTGATTCAGAAGGAAATATAGTTGCTGGAGATAATAAAACAAATGTCGCTAAATATTTAGTCATGGCAAATCCGGTAAAAGAAAAAGATATTGGAAAAGATAAAAATAAATCACATCTTAATGACAATAAAGAACCAGAAGGACAAGTTAGCATTGCAAACAAGGGTCAAGCATTGTCAGAAGTTGTCCCAAGTGGATCAAAATCACGATGTTCTTGTATAACAAATAATATTAAAATAAAATTAGGTATTATGACAAAAGCAGAAAATGAAGCAGAACAGGTTAAAAATCAAAAAGAACAAGATCAAGTTAATTCACAAACAAATAATATCAATCAAAAGAGAAGAATTAATCAAACAGAATAGGAGAATTAAATGCGTTCAATAAGGTCAGGAGAAAAACCTTATCAACAAGCAACAGATAAAAAATTTCAATATATGTTTTTAAAAATAGGTGAAATTGTACGTGTTGATGAAGAAACTTTAATGTGTGATGTTCAATGGTTAGATTCTCCAGGTGGTAGAACTAATATTCCAATTAGTTTTGCATTTGCTAATCCAAGATCATATATAGGAGGTATGCCAACTGAAGGTAGCATAGCATTATTTGGATTTATACAGCATAGTGGTTTTATTGGTGATCCAATGATTGTAGCATATTTACCTCGTGTTCCATTACTTGGACTTCGTGGGCATGAAATAGAAGATAAAGCATTTGAAACTTCTACACGTTATAAATATAGAAAATTAAGAAAAGGAGAAACAATACAATCCTCTGATCAAGGTTCTGAAGTATTTTTAAATGAAGATATTCAAATAATAAATTCTAGACTTTGTGAAATTCTTTTAAGATCTGATGATCAAAATATAATATTTTCAAGTTTAAATAATACAGTAATTACCGAAGCTGGTAGAATATATACTGGCAATATTATACGAAATGATCGTAAAAGTTCTATAGCTTCTTATGATGCTAATGGAAATCCCTTATTGGTAAATGGATTTTTAAAACCAATAGTTACTCCAAGTGGAGAAAGATTATTTATAGTAACAAAAGAATTAAGTGCTAATACTATTGATGAGGGTGGAATTCCTTGGAATGAAAATAGAATTGAAGTTGTAGAAACTGGTGAAAAAAGACAAAGAGTATTAGATGAAAATATTAAAGAGGATATAGATACTATTGTTCCAATAGTTTCAAGAGTATTGGGTACTACTGTGGGTAATGATTTAAGCAATAGCAACTACGGGAAAGTATATCGTCCTCAGATATTTACTGGATTTGACAGTGCTTCTGCTTCTGTTGCAGATATTCCATGTGCAAGTGCTAATGAAGAAAATAAATTAGCTGGTTGTTATGAATTGAAGTTTAGTAATGGTACACAAATTCATATTGATAAGGAAGGAAAATTTTTTGCTCATTTTGCAAAAAGTAGTAATTCAGATCCATTAGGAGCAGATCGTTCAATAGAATTTGATGCTTCCGGTGGCATTAAAATTACCATAGGACGAAATAAAGATCAAGAAGAAAGTATAAGAGAAAATCGTACTGGTAAAACAGTAGAAATATTTGGACGTGATGATTCATTTGATCAGGTTAGTTTAGATCAAAATTTTAGCGGGAAAGTTAAAAAAGTTATAGGCTATAATGATACAGATAAAGTTTCATATGATATATCGGCAGCCGGACAAATTAAATGTTCGGTTGGCGCAGATTCAGTTAATCAGCGTTCTATAGATTTAGATACAAGTAATGGTATCAAAATAAATATCAATAATCCTGACATAGATGGAAATGCTATAAATATAACTGCTAATGGAAAATCAGTTGCCACTATAACAGGTGATGTTATAGAAAATTATCAAGATAATCAAACCAGTAATATTGCAAACACAAAAACTGTCAATGCAAAAGAAATAGTGCTAGATGGGGAAAGCGGAGCAAGTTCTTCAATCGGGGGCGTGATTCAATCTAAATGCATTTGCCCTCTTTCTGGAATTTCAAGAGAGTCAATGGGAACTCCAGGTAGTGGATTTTCAGCAACCGTAAAAAGTTCAAAGGATTAAAATGAATAAAAAATGGTTAGATTATGAAATTCAATTACTTAAAAAACCTGAATTGACTATAAAAAAATTAATTACCATTTTAAAAAGAACAGAATCCAGTATTAGCAATAAATGTTGTAAATTAAAAATAAAAAAAGATAATAGAATATTTTTTTCATCAAAAGAAATTAAAATTTTAAAAAATTCAAAATTAAGTTTTCAAAAATTAAATTGTATTCTAAAAAAAGATATAGAAAGCATTAAAAGAAAATGCTGGCAATTAAAAATAAAAAGAGAAAAAGAAAGTACTTGGACAAATGATGAAATAAAATTAATTAAAAATGAATTACAGAAAAATAATATATTAGATTATGACAAGCTTATGATGTTAACTGGAAGAAGCAAATCAAGCCTTAAACATAAATTATCAAGATTAAATTTAACTAATAAATATCCCAATAAAGATGCATGGAAATCTGAAGAAATTAAACTACTTAAAAATACCAATCTAAGTTTTAAAGATATATCTAAAATAACTGGGAGAACTGTCAAAGCTATTGGAACACGTTGTGAAAAATTAAGTATTATTAGAAATCCTCGCTGGACTAAAGAAGAAGAAAAAATATTATATAATTTAAATCTTAGTTGCAAAAATTTATCAAAAATATTAGGAAAACGGCATGAAACAATTCAAGCTAAAAGACAGCAATTAAACATCAAAAGAGGGCAATATGTTAAATATCCATATAATGATTTTTTTAAATCAGCCACAAAAACTTCAATGTACGCATTAGGCTTGTGGTGGGCAGATGGGTATATAGATAAACATAGATTTGCTATATCATCATCAAACTATGAACATCTATTTCAAGTTAAAAATATTATAGGCGTAAAAAGTCCTATTCCAAAAACTTCTTCTAATGGATTTCAATATATAATAGGTCAAAAAGAAATTGTCAAAGATATACAAGAAATTTGGGGAGGTAAACCAAATAAAAGTTTAACAGCAACACCACCTAAAAATTTTTCAGAAATATTTTTTTATGATTTTCTTACAGGATTTATAGATGGAGATGGCTGGCTTATGATTAGTGGAGCAAGACATTATCCAGATATTGGATGGATTGGCACTAAAGAAATGATGAATTGGATTATAACATTTTTAGGAAAGCCTACTTATATCAGACAGCATAAAAATGGTCATAATACTTGGTATGTTCATTATCGTGGAGAAAAAGCACAAGAAATAGCAAAAAAATTATATCTTGATAATCCTCAGCCATATCATATGCAAAGAAAATATAAAATGGCTAAAAAATTAATGCAATGGAAAAGAAAAAGACTACCAAGAAAAAATTACACTTCTAAAGAAATTTCTTTATTGTATGACACATCATTATCATACAAAATTTTATCTAAAAAATTGAATAGATCTATAAAATCAATAGGCTATAAATGTCAACAATTAAATATAAAAAGAGATAATCATTGGTCTTTTGAAGAGATTCAATTTATTTCTGACGTTACATTATCCTACAAACAATTATCTCAAAAACTTAATAGATCTATTAATTCATTAAGAACAAAATGTTATGCTTTAGATATAAAAAGAAACTTAAGACGTCGTTGGTCTTCTGAAGAGATTCAATTATTATACGATATATCGATTTCATATTATCAATTATCTCAAAAACTTAATAGATCTATTAATTCATTAAAAACAAAATGTAGCAAACTTAAAATTAAACGATTAATTCTTAATCAATAAGGAGAATTAAATGTCAATTGATCCATTAGATACAATAGTAACAAATGTTCAAACACATTTAGCAGATCCAACATTAGACGCAAGTCCTCCTTGGGCATCTACTGATCATAATAGACGCTTAATTAAAGCTCTTGCTAAAGAATTTTTAAAAGTTCAAATTGAAACCAAAGCGCAGATAGCAGCTGATACAAATGGCGATACAAATCCTCCAGGATCAATCTCATAATGAAAATTACAAAAAATAATTTATCATTTAATGTAATAGATAATTATGCTAATTGTTTCTGGCAGACTTTACAAGATAATAAATGGGAACCGAATACATTTAAAATATTTGATCAATTTGTTAAATCAGATAAAAATATAATAGATCTTGGTAGTTGGATCGGTCCTACTATTTTATATAATTCACAATTAGCAAAACATTGTTATGCTATTGAACCAGATCCCATAGCTTTTGAAGTTTTAAGAAATAATGTTAATTTAAATCCATCTTTTAGAAATAAAATTACTTTATTTAATGGTTGCATAAGTAATCAATGTGGTGTTGTAAATCTTTTTAATAACATATTTGGTAATAGCATGTCTAGCATGATTGATAATTGTAAAAAATCTTGCATAGAAGTTCCAAGTTTAACATTGCAAAAATTCATAGAAGTTAATAACATTACTGATTGTAATTTTATAAAAATGGACATAGAGGGTGGAGAAGTTGTAGTTTTACCAACTATTAAAGATTATTTAACTATTGAAAAAATTACATTGCATTTATCTCTACATTCTCAACTTTTTAATAAACAAGATATAGATATTATTATCGAATCATTAATTAACTATGATAATATTTATGATAATAATGGTAGTTCATTGAAGCTAAAAGATTTATCTAATAGATTATATAGAGGTGAGCAACCAGATATAGTTTGTGTAATGAATTGAATATTTAATTAATTTTTCTTAATGTTAAGGGAAGGTTTGCTTTCAAGGATAATTTTATGAATATTGAATTGTTAACATTAATTATAAAAATATTATCTCCTATTATAATTGCTTTTACTGGATATATTGGAGCAAAAATAATACAATTATCAAGAAAAAAAGTAGAAAGACAAGATATTGAAAATACTATATTTATTTTATTTGATATAGCACATAAAACTGTTAAACAAGTATATCAAATAGTCGGAGAAAAAACAAAACATGATCATCATGGTCTAAATGAAAATGATATCTTATCACTTAAGCATACCGCAATGGTGAGAATAAAAGAATCTCTACCTAAAAATGTTGTAAAACACATACCTAAAATTACAAAAGATTTAGATATATATCTTGATAATTTAATAGAATCAATTATTTACGATTTAAAAAGAATAAAAAATAACGCATAGAATGTTGCATGGAAAATAATTCTATGCTTAAAAAATAAAAATATTAGAATAATAAAGGAGAATAAATTATGTTATCAAATGATTTAGAAAAAATAGCTGAAAAAATATTAAATAAAATAAGTGCAACCAAATTAAAATTTATTGATGTATCTTATGCCGACATGAAAGAAATAGAAAAAATTTTACTTGATAAAAAAACAAATTTTATCAATCTAAAATTAATAAAGAAAAATATACGGTGACTATGATAAATGAGTTTGAGGCCAAAAAATTAAAAAATATTTTAAAATCTAAATTTCCTTGGATGAAAATAAAAAAATAGGATAAATTATTATGTTTGATTTTAACGGAACTTTTTCACGAGAAGAATTTAATAAGTTTATTGAGTATTTAGATAAACTCAATGAGGATACAATGTTAAGAATTATTCATTTAACAGCTGAAATATCTAGAGTAGATATTCTTATATTTAAAATATCTGAAGCAGAAAAGAATTTTAATCTAGATACAAAAATATCTGAACCATATAATTATTATATGCTTGATTCAAAAGGGAATTGGACAGAAACATTAAATGATTTTGATAGTGGAACTAATAAAATAAATAATGATTTATTTCAAATACACAGAAGTGTACAAGACGATGCTGATGTTCAAGTGTTAATGGATGAAATAAAAATTCCATTTAAGAAAAATATTAAAAGACTTGAACGTGTAGAATATAAATTAAAGAAAGCATTAGATTTAAAAGATCAATTAGAAAAAGAAAAAGAATCTCTAGAAAATTTACAGTCAGGATATAGTGAAAAGAAAAATGAATTAATACAAGCAGTTAATAATCCAAATCACGAATATCATATAACTAATGATTTAGATTATTTAAGAAATTTAACCCGCTTACCAGCACATATGGAGTATGAATAAAATTATGTTATCAAAAGAATTAGAAAAAATAGCTAAAAAAATTAATGCTAAAGAAGTAGATAAAGAATGGTTAAAAATGATTAATAGTTATATAAAGGGTTTATCAAAAATAAGTGATCATTTGTATAAAAAGGATAATGAAATAAGAAAAATATGGAAAGAACTTGAAGAATATGGTAGTAAATTAAATAAAGCAGAAAAAATTCCTTCTCCGGCAGCAACTTATATGCATGAATCAATAGAAAAAATTATTGACATTGCTTGGGAATTAAAAGTAGCAAATGGCGATATAAATGTTCAAGCTGTTACCTTAAGAAATTCAATAAAAGAATTTGAAAAGGTAATTAAAAAAAATAATTAATATTACTTCGTCTGCCATGTGTAGAATGAAATCTTTCATCGTTTTCTCTGAAGATGATGATTGCAATTTTTATTAAGGATTTAAATGTCATACGACTTTCGTTTAAAAGGTAAATGTGATCATCATATAGTAAAAGAATATCATACAGTAAATGATGATAGAAAAACTGTACGTTTGGATAGATCTATAACAAATGCTGTAGGCATTAAGTTATATAAAAATGGATATGAAATTGATAGAAATTCTCAATATTTTCCATGGATATTAGAAAAAGATGAATTATCTGTAGATCCAAATAAAAGAAAAATAGTATTTGTTGATGAATTACCATCTGATAATGATTGGGTAGAGGTATCATATTATACATCTCCACAAAATTGTAGAAAATGTCACGGATTAAAAATATTATATGATTTATATTTTAGCAATACTGGAAAACTTTTAACTGTTAAAAATGAAGAAAAACTTTTACAAGATGTTGAAAAAGCAGTATTTACTATTTTAAATAGTAATCAATATCATTCATGGTATGGCACTGAAATATATAAATTAATTGGACAAATCAGAAATGATGGATATTTAAAGGCAAGAATAGCAAAAGAAATTAATACTACACTTGAACATATTAGAAAATTACAAATTGATCAAAAAATAAAAATTGGTCAAAAGGTTACAAATCGTGAGGCAATAGATAGAATTAGTTCTGTTAATGTAAAGCGAAGTGATATTGATCCAACTGTATTAAATATAGCAATTGAATTAATTTCAAAAGCTGGTGAATTTGTAGGAATTAGTAATATCGTAAAAACAAGTGATTTTAATCTATATAAGGGAGTTTAAATAATGTTATCAGATGAAATTATTAAGATAGCAAATAAAATTCAAATATCAAAATTTCCTAATTTTAAACCTGGTGATAAAGTTAAGATTGATATAAAAATTATTAAAAAAATGAGATTCGCCACAAATAAACCATATTTTATCATGCTTAATCATATTATTAAAGGTTCTGGTGGAACACCTACTATTATAAATGTTAACAATATAAAAGGTGAAGCAACTATTACAGAGCATAAACAATCGACAAATAAAATTAACGTACCTTTTGAATCAATTAAAATAGCTAAAAAAATAATTAAAAGTCGAAATCCAATAAATCTTATTGATAATAATAAAATATATATTGACAAAAAAGATTATGATAAAATTATGAAACACGATTTTAAAAATGGTAAAAATCCAATGGAATTTGGGCCACTTATGATTGTTTTAAAAAAGAAAAATCCTAAAGGAACTATGATAACAATAATACCTACAAAATATTGGAAAGATAATCCATTAAGTCCTAAAAGAGAAGATTTAATTTTAACAATTGGTGATGGAAAATAAGGAGAAAAATTTTATGTTATCAGATGAAATTATTAAAATAGCAAATAAATTATCAAGCAATTCATATATAGATTATTTTAAGAAAGAACAAAAAGAATTTTTTAAAGATTTCAAACAATTTCCTTCAATGGAAAGCCAATTTAAAATAATAATAAAGATATATGATGAAATTATATATATAGTTGCTAATCCTCTTAAAATAGATAAAAATGATATCAAAAAAATTAAATCAAAAATAGATAATATACAAGAAAGATTATCAAGTCTTTATTCTGAATATAAAGAATCAATTGGTCCAGTAGATAAAAAAATACTTACTTATCTATATTCTTGGATTAAAAGAAATAAAAAACAGCATAAATTCATAGATTTAATAATGAAAAAAGAATTAAATATAAAGGAGAAGTAATAAATTATGTTATCAGATGAAATAAAAAAAATAGCTAAAAAAATAAAACAAAGTGCTGTCATTGCTGATTTAACAGATGTAATCCATAATTATGGTGATGCTACTATACATGTTAAAATCGATAATGAACAAATGAAAAAAATGAAAAATAAAACATATAATAGAGATGACGCATTTAAAGCTTATGTAAATTTTATTAAATCAGAAAATTTTGGTGATGCTACTGAAGAAGCAATTGCTAAATCTGCTTTAGATTTAATAGATCTAATAGAACAAAAATTTTTAGAAAATAATCAATAAGGAGAAATAATCCATGGCTGCACCTTCACAACCAATAATTACTACGAATGGAGGAAATAATTATTCAACTAATATTGCAGATTTATTTTTAGAAGGAACTTGCGATATAACTACACATGAAATATTAGTTAATAATTCTACAACTGGAGTAACATACACACCAGGCAATACTTCTTGGAACTTTTCTGGTACATTATCCAGAGGAGATAATAATTTTCAAGTAGTAGCAAAAAATATTTTTGGCGATCCTAGCACTGCTACACTTATTATAATTAAATATGTAGATAAAGCTGATTTAGAAGCTGAAGTATCTGCACCAACTGGACTTAGAATGAGAACATTCTCAGATAAAGTCAGATTAAGTTGGGCAGAAAATCCAGAGACAGATATTAAAGGTTATAATGTTTATGGCTCAACATATGCTGCTGGTGGATTAGAAGGATATAAAAAATTAAATACAAGTCTCATTTCAACTATTGCATTTTTTGAAGAAAAAACTACATTGTTATCTGAAAATATTAATACAATAGGTGATATACGAACAACAACTACAGAGGAAAGTATTGAAACTATAAATTATTATAATTATGATCATACAGAATATGAAGGAGAGCCAATTACTGCTGGAACAAGATATTACTATACTATAACAGCAGTAATTTTTGATTCTATTAGAAATGAAGAAGTAGAATCAGTATATTCAAATGAACTTTTCGCTTATCCTTTGGCATTATCTACAAATATAGTTGACTTACCTAAAAGAACAATGTTTGAGATTCAAGTTGATATAATTAATAAAATATTAGAATCTAAACCAGATATTGATTTGAAACCTGGTGAATCAATGAGAGATATAATGATTGATCCAGTTTCAGATGAATTAGAAAATGCATATTTTATAATAGATTTTTTAAGTAAATCACAATCATTTGCGACATTATTACAAATTGATGACGAAAATAATGATGGCGAAACAGATCTAGTTGAAGATTCTGCATATAAGCAATCATTAAAAGAAGCAACACACTTAGAAGAGGATTCAGATGTACAACAATTAGTAGATGATGCATTTGACAAACAATCTCAAAATTATAATACTGTTAGACAAGAAGCAGAAAAATCATATGGAGAAATAACTTTTTATTCTATTCAAAGTTCTATTAATCAAAATATTGAATTTGGACCTGCTCAAAACACAAGAATTTCTACATTAGGAGATTCAAGTGTTGGTGAAAGAGCAATACAATTTGATGTTGTATCGTCTTTAGTTATAACTCCAGCTAATTATCAATCATATTATAACACATTAACTAGCAGATATGAAGTTACATTACCAATAAGAGCAGCAGAAGCAGGAATAGATGGAAATGTTGAGGCTGGCAAAATAACTCAAAGTATTTCTGGTGTTCCAGCAAATTTTGGTGTAACAAATCTTGAAAGTACACAATTTGGAACAGATAAAGAAAGTAATCGATCATTAGCAGAAAGAGCACTACTGGTATTAACTTCTCTTGATATAGGAACAAAAGGTGGATATAGAGGCACAGCATTAAGGATTGTTGGAGTTAATAAAGTAAAAATAGTTGGTGCTCAAGAAGAATTAATGATGAGAGATTATGATCCTATTAGACAAAAACATATAGGTGGAAAAGTTGATGTTTATATGCAAGGACAAAGATTAGTAGAAAAAACAGAAACATTTAGTTTTGAATTTAAAGGTGAAACAGATGCACAATTTGATGTTTTATCTGCAATCAACATGACAGTACAAACTAGAAATACAGAAGTTATATCAGATTATCCCATATATGAAGTTACACAAATTAGAAATGTAACAAAAGGATCAGATTATGATTTAACCAATTTAATAATAACTATTGATACATTAGATATTGATGAAACAATTCCTGCTAATTTAGCAATTGGAATGGCAAGTGGAGATAGAATAGAAGTAGATTATAAATATAGAAAATCAGAAAATTTTATATTTGCGCATCAGCCAGTTATAACATTAAATGATGTACAAGGTTCTGTAACTGGCAATTTAAATAATAACATTGAATTTTTTCAAACAGAAGATCCATTATTAAATGGAAAAAGTACTGCTGCACAAGATTATTTTATAATAAAATATACAGGTGGTATTCCTTCAGGAAATGCAGAAACTTTAACAGTAAAATATACAATCAATGAATTACTTGATGAAGTGCAAGAAGAAGTAAATGAAAAAAGACATATTACTGCTGATGTTTTAGTAAAAGAAGCAACTGAAATAGGCATAGATGTAGACATGACTGTTTATTTAAAAGAAGCAACAAATAGAAGTCTTGCAGATTCAAAAATAAGAACGGCAGTTTCTAATCTATTAAATCAAAAAGCAATTGGTCAATCAGTTTATCAATCTGATGTTATAAGAGTGGTTGAAGAAGTTGAAGAAGTAGATCATGTAGATATACCTTTTACAAAAATGGTTAGAGCTGATGGTGCTATTAGAATAAGAGAAGAAATATCTGCTTCTTGGTCTGTTTATGACATTGGAATCAAAACATCATTTACTACTGGAGCCGGAGCATTAGAATTTGCTACAATTCTTGGTGGTGGAACAAAATATGAACATAAAGGTGTATTCCTTGATGAAATAGAAACCACATTAGTCGATGATCCTAATCTGGTAAAATATTTACCTGGAAGATCATATATAGGTACAAATGGAGAAGTTATAATTTCAACACCGGATAATACAATGGACAATCATACAGTTATGGTTAGTTATGTTGTATATGGCGAAAGTGGCAGTAAAGATATAGAACTTCAAGGAATGGAATTTTTATCATTAAATAATTTAAACATAACTTATGGAATTTAAGGAGATAACATGTTATCAGATCAAATTGTTAAAATAGCAGAAGAAATAAAAAATTCAGATTTAGAAGATTTTTTATGGGAAGCATACGAGGCAACAGTGGGTTTGAAAATTGCAATTAATAATTCTATAAAATTAAATAAAGATAAAAAAATACAAAAAATTTTGAAAAATAATTTGGAATTATTAAAATAGCTGAAGAAATAAAAACAAGTAAAAATAAAACTAGATTAAATTTTTTATATAATACAAAAAATAATAAATATTATTTTGATGTTATAGATGGATTTTATGGTCAATTATCACGAGATGCTAAAACTTATGGACCTTATGATACAAAAGAAAAAGCGGAAAAAGCTTTGATTCGCATTGTAGGTAAGGATTATAATAAGAATAATGTTGATGATTCAGGCACAATATCGGTTCCAAAAAAAAGTCCTAATGGTACGCCTATTGGAAAGCCATAAAAATCAATAATAAAATTATAACATAAAAGGAGATATTATGCAATTATCAGATGAAATTATTAAAATAGCTGAAATAATTAAATCTAAAAAATTTCCAAAAGAATTAAATCAATTTATAGAAATAATACAAAAATCAAAATCATTCGATGATGCTTTTAAAAAAATACATCAAATTAAAAATGTGCCATTTGTAACAAGTCAATTATTTTTTACACTATATAATAAATCTGGAAATTTAACAATAAAACAAGCTTTTAAATTATTTTATGATGATGTTAAAACACAAAAAATAGCTGAAGAAATTAAAAGTTATAAAGAACCTACTAAAAAAGAAATAGATAAGGTTGTTAAAAAAGTAGAAGATACATTAAAAGATTTTCAAAAAGACTTTAAACAAATCCCTAAACTTCCTAAAAATTCTACTAAAGATGAAATAGAAGGATTTAAAATGGTTAAAAAATTTTATAATGATAAAATAAAATTATTAACAAATGATTTAGACTATTGGAAATCTTTACAAAAAAATTATAAATAAAAACAAAATATCAACTAAATAAATAATTGAATAATAATTATGACAACTAATAATTCAAATCTATTAAATTTTCAGAAATTTTTAGATTCTAAAGAAATTAAACAAAAAATACAAGAATATAAAAATAAATACTATGAAGTATTATTTAATACTTTGCCATCTCCATATAGTATTAATCATCCAAGCTCTAATTATGCTATTTATTTGTCTGAAATAGCAGAAGAATTGGCAAGACTAAGATGTTTAACTGATAGAATTCAATTAGATAATTATTTTCAAACAGTTCAACCAATTCTTTTAAGACAAAATCTTGCAACTGTTTTAAATTATGATCAAAAAATACCTTTTGATTGGTCTCATGAAAAATATAGAAATTTTTTATTAGCTGTTTTAGAAGTTTTATTAAATGGCTCAACTAAAGAAAATATTAGACGTGCCATACAAATTTTTACATCTTTAGATGCTAAAATATCAGAATTTTTAGATTTCATACCATCATTTTTACAAACTAATCTTGGTAGTTATTTTAATAATTTAACATCTCCATTAAATGGTGATGGTAGAGTTGGTTTTAAAGAATTCACATTTAATGACTCATCTTATCAGAGATTTGTATATAGCGCAGTTGATATATTTGGATTTAGAATAGATTTAAATTTTGGCACTGGAGATGCAGAAGAATATTTTAGAAGTTGGGCAGATCATTTTCGAGATATTTATTGGCTGCTTGAAATAATTAAACCAGCTCATACATATTATTTGATTAGAAATATTTTTCAAGAAGATATTAAAATATTAAATAGATTAACTGATAAATTTTTAGTTGGAGTTCGTTGGCATGATGAATTTAGTCAAGGAATATTTAAATTTAATGATCCAGAATCACTTTTTAATAGCACGTTAAAATTATTAAATAAAGCTATATTGTTTGATAAATTAGTAAATGTTAATATACAAATTAACAACAGTGAAGCTTATAGTAATTCTAATGATCCAAATTCTGGAACTGAAATATTTGCAAATAGCTTTCAATATAATTCTGTTTTAAATAAAGCAATATTAAATTATCCTTTAATAAGCAATGAAATAGCAGAAAATGGAGCTGGAACTTGGAATTTAGGTATTTTAACAGATGGGACAGCTAATTGGAAAATAAATTCATTGACCGGACTTTGGTTAATAGATAAGGCAAATATAGCAAAATATCACATAACTTCTAATACAAATAATACAATAACTACAACAGGTGGTCCAAATTCTGGAAGTATTAATTATATAATTTCTCCTAAAGCATTAAATTTAGGTCTTTGGAGTGGTGGAACGATAACAGTTGATAATAATCCCTGGACAAATTATACAAATGCATTAAAAGGAGCTATGTTAACTGATATAACTAATACAAATAATTATAGTATAACATCAAACACAAATAATACAATTACTGTAAGTGGTGGACCTGCAACTGGCCAATCATTTTTTTATATAACTAGAGGATTTATTTTTAATCAAAAAGAAAATACTTCATCTCAATTATGTAAATATTTGATTTTAAAGTAATTAATTTAAAAATTGAACAATGAATAATTAATTAATAAAATTTTATAGATAAGACTAGATATATTCTTATCTATAAGGAGAAAAAAATGCTTATCGAAGATAGAATTAAACAACCATCTTTTCACTTTTTTGCTACAATAACTGATAATAAAACTGGAAAAAAAGAAATTAAAGATTTGGGTCATAATATTATAGTTGATCAAGTAAGTTTATTAATTGCTCAATTATTAAAAAATGAATCTCCTAATGGCATAACGCATATGGCTATTGGCTCTGGTGATGGTGCTTGGGATATAACTGCTCCTCCTGCTCCTATAGCTACAGCAACTACATTAGAAAATGAAATTAACAGAAAAGCAATTGCAACTTATGAATATATTGATAGTTCTGGAAATCCAACACCTACAAGAACAAATATTGTTGATTATACAGCTACTTGGGCAAGCGGTGAAGGAAATGGAACATGGTTAGAAGTAGGATTATTTGGTGGCACTGGTGCTTCTGCTCCTGATGGTGGAGATATGATCAATTGGCATACATTTCCTGCATTGATTAAAGCTGGAGATATTACTATAAGCTTAACTTGGAGAATAACAACTTAAATTTTTAAATATGAAACAATTAATTAAAACATATAATATAAAATTATATAATAATTTACCATTTAAACAAACAATGGAATTGATTAAAAAAGAAGAAAATCAATTACTTAAATTTTGTTTTAATGATGAAACATTAAAATTATTTAATGATATGGGAATAAAACAATCAAGTAGAATTTTAGCCAATCATATTGTAAGAAATACTTTTTTTCCTTCTAGAATATGGAGAGGAATATTAGATACAATTGGCGAAGTTCTTATTTCATTAAATAATAAAAATAATTTATATAAATTTTTAATAAATCTTAATGATAATCCAGAAAATTGGAATTACAAATTATGTAAAGATAATGGGAAACAATTTATTAAATTAAATTATATTATTATGTTAAAAGAACAAGCAATGAATTATTTAAAAAATAATAATTCACTTCCTGAATCTTATTTAAAAATGATTAAAATTCCACAATTTAAAAATGCAAAATTATCTTATGCGCCTGATGATAATAATGCTATTCGATATGAAATAGCAGAAAATAAGTTAACTGGAGGAATTAAATTATATGATGGAAAAAAATGGAAGTGGTATAATTTAAATTTAAAATTACCTGTAAAATTAATTAATAAAAAATTTAGAAAACCTAATTTAAGACAAACAAATAATTCTTTTTATTTAGATATTAAATTTGAAGAAATTATACAAGAATATAAAGAAACTAACAATATAATTTCTATAGATTGGGGCATCAGAAAGCTATTAACTATTGGAATCTTTGATAGAAATTTAAATCTTTTAACAGTTCCTAAATTTGTTAAATTTCAAGACATTCATAATAAACTTTATAGAATAAGACTTGACATAGATCACATAAAATCTAAAATAGATAGATTAAAAAATAAGAAAATAATAAATCATAAAAAAATATATTTTTTAAAAGTTTTAAATAAACAAAGATGGAACAAATTTAATAATCTGCAAAAAGAATTGTCTCATCTTGCCTCTAATATTATAATAAATTTGTCTAAGATATATGGAGTTTCAGATATTTATATAGAAGATTTATCTAATTTAAAATCACAAACTTATAATAAAAAATGTAACTGGAAAATTAATTCAACTGTTAGATCTCAAATTTTTGATAAATTAAAATATAAATGTAAGGAATTTGGTTTTAAATTACATAAAATTAAACCCTATTTTACCTCTCAAACATGTCCTAAATCTGGAGCTAAAGGATTAAGATATAAGGATTCAACATGTAAAAAACAAATTAAAGGAGGAGGATTTTTTAAATCTTCTCATTATAAAGGAGATAGCGATTTTATTGCTATCCAGAATATAGCAAGAAGAAGTTTAGATTCTTTTAATTTGAATTCTTCAAAACCAACCAAGTATATCTTGAACGGTATTCCTACTAAACTATTAGAGCAGGGAAGAATTCATTTCAATAGAATTCAGAAACATCTTTTTTCATGGAACTTTCAAGTGAAAGTTAATCCATTAAAGTGTTAACTGAATTTTTAAACTAATGGTAATTACTACCTAAAAAATTTTAAAGGAATAAATTATGATGTTATCAGATAAAATTATTAAAATAGCTGGAAAGATATCTGCAATTATTAATAAAGGTGACGAAGTTAAAATTGATATGAATATTGTTAAAAAACATGATAATTCTCCAGCATATCTAAAATTATTAAATAAGGTAATCAAAAAATCCAAGGGAAAACCTGTTGTTATAAATATAGATAATAAATTTGCCGAAATAGCAGCTGATAAATATGATGCTTTATTGGGAACTGTTAGAGTACCAATTAAGGCTTTGAATAAAATATAAAAAATTATATATAAAAAATTTTAATAGGGAGAATACATAATGGGTGATTTTAGTAGAGATACTTTTGATCCAACTAAAAATTATAATAAAGTTCTTGCGCAGCAAAATCATGCTTTATTAGATGCTGAATATAATGAATTGCAAGATATAATTAAGCATAGAAATAAAAATATTACAAAATCTATATTCGGAACTGGCGCAATCGGTGATGGATATCTTGTTAAATCAACTGGAGTTAATAATACTATAAGAATTAAATCTGGTATGTTTATTAATCAAGGTGACTATGTACATTTATTAGAAGATTATACTTTATCTGGTTTAACCACTCCAGCAATAGGCGGAGTTAGAATAGATGTTGTTTATGCAGATTATTATAATGAAGAAATTGATAGTTCAGCAGATACTAATTTAAAAGATCCAGTATTAAATGTTGAAACTTGTATAAGATATAAAACTAAAATAGAAATAAAAATTCAAGAAGGCACAGTAGTAGGCGTTACTCCAGCATTGCCAGCAGTTTTAACTGGGCATAATGTATTTATAATTGCTTATCTTGCTAGATTAGACGCAGATCCAACAATTACCGATATAATGATACAAGATATGAGAAATGCTCAAGCTGCATGTTTTGTTGAATATGGATTAGAAGTTACTAAGGATACAGGATTTGTATATGATTGGACAGCTGGTGCTGCATATGTGGGCGGTTCTCGATATATAATAACTTCTGGTTCGGGAAATGTTCCGTCATCTAATACATCTTATGTTTATATTGATCAAGTAGGTGTCGTACAAGATGCTTTAGCTTTACCTCCAGAATTTCATGTTCCCTTGGCCAAAATAGTTGCTGATGCTACTGAGATTATTTCAATTGAAGATTTAAGAACTTTTATGCCTGCTATGATGGCTCCTCCAATTGGTTCTTTAGTGCCAGTTATAGCAACTGCATTGCAAGAAATTAAACCAGTTGCATCAGGAGTAAATAAATTTGATGTAGTTTATGTAAGTGGAGATAATGTATTTGATCAAGCAAATGCTACAATCATATCAACCGCCCTTGCTAAAGCAATTTTAGTAACAGATCGTGATGTTCATGGCAATGCAACTTTATTATTTAAAGGAACTGTTTTTAATGCTGCCTGGGCTGGTTCATGGAATGCTAACGATACTTTATATCTAGACACGGCAAATGGTGATATTACTGATGATATTAGTGCTTTTGTAAATAATAATGTTGTACAAAGAATAGGAACTGTGTTAGATGGCACAGTTGGTGTGATAATTTTCAACCCAAGTGAAGAATTAATCGTTTTATAGTATCTAACTTATTGAAAAATAAGATATTTTATATATTCTTTCCTCTATATATGCTATTTCTGCATATTTTTTCAAATTCTATTAACATTTTACTATTTTTATCGTATAATATAATAGAAGAAAGGAAAAATTATGCTAAATATCTATCTAACTTATTGTAAAATAAGAAATTACATTAAATACCTTATAAATCAAATATATACATTCTTATATTGTTATATCTTTATATTTGTCTTTTATCCGTGGTTTCGTGCTTATTTTATTTCTATATGGAACAAATATTTAGATCATCCTGTATATAAATATAGACAAAAAGAACTTGGAAGACAATTAGCAAAAGAGTGGTTTTATAATGATCCTGCCGATTTATATAATGATTATAAATCTAGAGTGTGGAAAGATAAAAAATTATTAATCAAAATACTTACAATTCCATATTCTATTCAACCAACCGAAAATTTAGATGATAATAATATTATAACAGCAAAAAATTTGTGGCGAAATTAAAAAATAATTTTATATTTATAATTTTTTTGATATAATATATACGTAATGATACATAAAATTATTGTAGATCATATATATTCACGAATTGAAGGTGAACTTGACGCAAGTTTATCTCGAAAATTATATAAACTATGTGCCTTTCATCCTAAAGGATATCAATTTATGCCTTCATATAGACAGATGATATATGAACATGATAAAGAAGGTAACATTATTAGAGAATATAGAGCCTGGGACGGATATATATCATTTTTTAGAAAAGATTCACAAGTTTTTCACACCGGATTTTTAAAACATGCCTTAACATTATTCAAAGACGAAAAAATCAAATATAAGGTTATAGACAATAGAAAATTCCCCTCTGTAAGCTCCAAAATTAGCCTTAGATTGAACGATAATGAAAAAGGGCACATACAACTACGTGATTATCAAATAAAGGCTTTAAAACGAGCTTTAAAGCAACATAGGGGTATTATAAAAGCAGCGACTGGATGTTTAGCAGGAGATACTGAAATACGATATAATAGAAATAAAGTAGGAAGAGCAGTAACTATAAAAAGATTTTATGAAGCATTTAATCAAATAAAACGAGGATATGATTTAAGTAAACCAACTTATGTACGTTCATATAATGGAAAAACTGTTAATTTATATGAAATGCAGAATGTAATTTATAGCGGAATACAAGATGTTTATCAACTTATATTAGAAGATAATCATTCTATTAAAACAACAAAAAATCATCAATTTTTAACAAATCAAGGCTGGAAAGAATTACAAGATTTAACACAAGATGATTATATATTATGTGATACACTAAAACCACAAAAAAAAGTTAATAAATATAAAAAAAGAAAAAAGAAACAAGTATGGAATTTATGGTATCATCCTTATGCGATTAAAATAAAAATGAGCCATAAAAAATCAAAACCATATACAAAACGAATAGAATTACATAGAGCCATATATGAAGCGCATATTAATAATATAACACTTGATCAATATAAATATATATTAAGAACTGATGAACAAAAAAGTAAAACATTAAAATTTATTAATCCTAAATTATATGATATACATCATAAAGATGGCAACCATAATAATAATTTGATTCAAAATTTAATTGCTTTAGATAAAATTAAACATCAAAGAATTCATTCAAAAACAAATAAATTTAATTTTCATCAAGGTGTAATTAAAAAAGTAAAAATTAGATCAATTCAATATATTGGAAAAGAAGACACTTATGATATTCAATGTAAATATTTTCCTAATTTTATAGCTAATAATATGATAGTTCATAATTCTGGAAAAACGGAGATAGCTGCAAGTATTATAAAAAATCTTGATCAACCAACATTATACTTTGTTCATCAACAAACTTTAGCCTTACAAACAAAAGAAAGATTTGAAGAAAGATTAGGATGTAAAATTGGATTAATAGGTATTGGCAAATTTCAGCCAGAAAAAATAAGCATAGCAATGATTGAAACATTTTGGGCGCAAAAACATACTGCTAGAATAAAAAAATTAATGAAAGAAGCTAAAATATTAATGGTCGACGAATGTCATCATCTCAGAGCACAAACTTGGAGTAAATTAGCTAATAAAATAAAAGCACCTTATAGATATGGATTAAGTGCAACACCAAATATAAAAGGAGAGGGTAAAAAATTAATTGCTGTTACTGGAGATTTATTAATAGATATTAGTAGTAATAAATTAATTAAAAAAGGCTATTTAGCAAAACCATTGATTAAAATATATAAATTTAAATGTGATGAAATTGATGGGGATTATCAAACAGTGCGTCAAGAAGGAATAGTTTATAATTATACAAGAAATGAAGGATTAATAAATGCTCTTGATAGATATATTAAGAAAAAAAAGAGTATATTAATATTAATTACCGAAATAGAACATGGACAAATCTTATCCGATATGATTATAGAAAAATATGAAGATATTAAAATTGAATACTTGTATGGTAAAGATTCTGCTAATAAAAGAAAAAAAATTATAGAAAAATTTAAAAAAAAGGAAATAGATATATTAATAGGCTCAGTAATTTTTGATGAAGGAGTGGATATACCATCATTAGAAATTTTAGAATTAGCAAATGGATATAAATCTCGAAGAATGAATACACAAAGAGTTGGGAGAAGTTTAAGACGCACAAAAGATAAAGACAAAGTTATCATAATTGATGTTTATGACGATCATAATAAATATTTATTAAAACATTCTAAAGAAAGAATTAAAAATTATAAGAAAAATAAATTTAAAATAAAAATGATTAAAAGGAAATAATATTATGTCAATATCATTATTAAAAGATTTTATAAATGAAAAATATAATATTGAATCAGATCTATTATCACAAGAAGAATTAAATAATATTTTAAAACAAGAATGTAAATCATTAAAAAATCCTTTTGGTACAATAGAGGGAGAATATATAAAAGTTGTATCAAAAGTATCACAAGATGATGCTAATGGAATTAAAGCTTATGATAAATTAAAAAGAAAATTATTAGAAGATATACCAATAGAATTATTTGAAAGTTTTCATATATATACACCAGAAGAAATAGTTGATTCATTTATTAAACAATTTATTGAAAAAAAACAATATGGTAATTATGCTCAATGTCTTAATAAATATTGTTATGTCTTAATCTCCATTATTGGATCATGGCAAGTTTCAAAAACAAATGATATATTTAAAAAAGCATAAATTATGAAACGAAAAAACAAAAGAATTAAAAAAATTAAAGTAAAACAAACATCAGATGAATATATAAAATATCCACATTGTTTAAATAGTCATCCTTTGGATAAAGATTGTTCATGTGATTTTAATGGTGCTTGTAGAGGCAACACTATACAAGAAGAAATTGAATTTGGAAATAAAAAAATTCAAAAAAAAGATGATAATTGTTTTGGAAATTATATAAAATCAGAACTACAATATCAAAAAATTAATTGTAAAAAATGCAAAGAAAAAGAAAGCTGTATATCACAATCTGTATTAAATGAAAACTTTAAAAGTCAAGAACGTAAAAAAAATTTTTTTTGTGGAAAAAATGTATTTATCGAAAATAATATTGCCAGAATTCCATGGGTGGATAGTAATATAATTAGATTTAGTCAAAACAAAGTATTAAATAAATTACTTTATACATGTATTCATATAGAAGATCAAATAAAAATAAAAGTATATGAACTTATTGAAAATACTTTATATATACAAAAAATACCAAATTGTAGATTACCATTGACAAAAGATATTTTATTGCTTTCTTATATATTTGAAGAAATGTATAAAAATAATAATAATACTTTTTCAATTAATGAATTAGCTTCTATTTATCAAAATAAAAAAAAATTAGCAGGTAAATCTTATAAAACAATTAAAAAAACATTAAAATGGGCATGTAAAACAAAATTTATTGCTAAAAAATCTTTTTTTATAAATAATAAACCAAGCAATAATACAAATAATAAACCAAGCAATAATACAAATAATAAACAATTAATATGTTTCAGCTTATTAAATAAATTCAAAATATATAAATATTTATCTAAAACAATTATTAAAATATATCCAAATAAAGACTGGATAAATAGCATAATATTAGAAAATATTAAAAATACAGCTAATGGAAATTATATACCAGTATCATATTTTAAAAATAATATAAAAAGTAATTTTGCTTATACTGTAAAATTTATTAATTCTTATTATTGGGGGCTTGAAAATTTAAAAAAAAGAATATTTCCATTAAAATATGTAGAATTAAAAAAATTAAATAAAATAAAAAATGATATTACTTTATCAATATCAGCAAAAAATAAAATCGTAAAAAAAATTTATAAACGGCAAGATCAAATGAACAAAAAAATTTTATATTTAATTAATCAATATGAAAATATTTATTACGAATTAGATAAAGAATCATTAATTAAAAATAATTTTCATATGACAAAATTATTAATTAAATGAAAATTTATAACTTTTATTATAAAATATATTAATAATTTTTGCGTACCACTAGGCGTGATTTGGCGTACCACAAGGAGTAGTTGCGTACCACTAGGCGTGATTTGGCGTACCGCTAGGAGTGATTTGGCGTACCGCTAGGAGTGATCTGTCTTGTAGCTTCTTGAATATAAAAGACTTATTTTTCTAAAGGATTTAAAGGATTTAAATACATTAAATAGAAATAATTTCTATATTTAATATCTCAACTCTCTCAGCAAAAAAAATTTTGCTTCGAGAGTTTCTTCCTCAAAAAAAACTTGAGGAAGAAAATTAAGTTTGAATTTTAACATTTGTAAGATTTTCATTAAAGTAAAAATAAATTTATGAAATCAGAAAACATGAAACCAAAACCAGAATTTAGAAAAATAGAAAAGAAATATAGACAACAAAGACTTTTTTTTACTTCTACTGAAAATCAAGCTTTTCTTTTAGGTTTAAGATATAATAGATATAGAATTACTTCTTCTCATCATCGAGATTATACAGTTTTTAAACATGAAATTTTAAAAGATGATCCTAATTTTAAAAGTTTAGTTTCTGTTGTCAAAAAATTAAATCAGAATCATATTTATATTACCTATAAACATTGTTTTTGGGAAAGTTATTTACAATTTTGTTTTCAATATGCTCAAAAATATTTTTCAGGTAAAACTAAATATCCACCAATATTAATACTTAAATCTGATAAATTATTAAAAGCATTTGAGAAATATCGTGCTAAATTTGCAGTCGACGACCTTGAAGAAGTTGATTTAAAAAATGATAAAGAATTTGAAGAATTTAATAAAAAATATTATGATAATTTAAGAAAGAATTTATCTAGTGCTGGTTTTTCTAAAGAAGAAATAAAACAAATGTTAAATGACTAAAAAGGCAAAAAATAAAAAATAATTGACAAATAAATTATTTTTCTGATATAATACTTATCAAGAGGATTTAAATGGATAAATTAAAATGTGATTTTAATCGTGATTTTCAAGAAGGAATTCTGCATTTTTTTCTAATAGATAAAAAGTTTGCTGATTTTTTTGTTTATAAATTAACTCCAGATTATTTTAGCGCAGACCTTGCATCATTATCTTTTAGATTTATTAAAAAATTTTATGATATTTATCATAAAATAGAATATAAAAATATTCTAAATGAAGTTGGTATTGATAAAAGATTATCTAATGATAAAAAGAAAGAATTAAAAAAATATTTAAAAAAGACGTATAAAAAAAGTACTAATTATAAATATATATTAGATAATACTACTCAATTTATTAAATCTCGTGTCTATTTTGAAACTTTAGATGAATGTTATGAATCAGTAGAAGATGGAAATTTTGTTAATGTAATAAATAAAATTAATAATTTAAGTCGAATGGAATTTCAAATAGATGAAGGCTTGGAAACTTCTGCTAAAACATATAAGAATACTTTATTAGAAATTAATGATAGAGAAAGAAATAATGTTAATTATTTATCAACTGGTATTACTCCTTTAGATCATTATATAAAAGGTTTACGTAATGGTGAACTTGGAGTAATAGCAGCACCACCGTCAGGTGGTAAATCATTTTTCTTACTTCATATTGCTAAATATGCTTTATATTTTAATTTAAATGTTTTATATTACACATTAGAGCAAAATCAAGATTTGATAACTAGAAGAATAATGATGAGTATAAGCAATATGACTTCTAAAGATACTATTGAAAAAGAAAAATTAGCATTAAAAAACTTAAAGAGATTAAAAAAAAATGGAGGAAGATTTATAGTAAAACATTTTCCAAAGAAAAAAACTGTAGCTGATTTAAGACTTTATACAAATTATTTAATAAATAAAGGTTTCGTGCCAGATGTTGTATTAGTAGATTATGCTGATTATTTAAAAAGTGTTGAACGTATTAAAGAGAAGAGACATGAACTGACAGATATATTTTATGATTTATATTCTTATGCTGAAGATTATGATGTTCCTTTATGGACTGCATCAGGAACTACCAAAGAAGCTTCAAAAAAACAAGTAGTAGCAATGGAAGATATGAAAGAAACATATGAAAAAGCTTATATCGCTGATATAGTTTTAGGTATATGTCAGACAGTAGATGAATGTAAAGAAGATAATGATGGCTATACTAGGGCAAGAATATATATTGCAAAAAATAGGAATAGAGGTAATAAAGGAAAAATAATAGAGATAGTACAAGATGAAAAAAGAATGCAATTTTATAAGCCAAATGTGAAATATTAAGAAAAGGAACAATAAATTATGTCAGAACATTTAAATATCGGCAAAAGAATGAAAACATATGAAAGATGTGCAGAATTTATCTTGCCAAAAAGAATACCTGTTATCGTTAGAATTGATGGTCGAGCATTTCACACAATAACAAGAAAAAGATTTGGAAAAAATTGGAATATTGAATTTGTAGAACAAATGATAGAAGTAGCAAAAACAGTAGCTAAAGATATGTCTTGTAAATTTTGTTATTCACAATCTGATGAAATTAGTTTTCTTTTAACAGATTATCGAACCATACATTCTCAAGGATTTTTTAATTATGATATTAGAAAGATAATATCAATATCTGCTTCTCTTGCTTCTTCAGTGTTTACCAGATTACATGGACGTAATGTTTGCTTTGATAGTAGATGTTTTTCGCTTCCTCAAGATGAAGTCTGTAATTATTTTCTTTGGAGACAATTAGATGCAACTAGAAATGCAATTCAAATGGCAGGAAGAGAATATTTTTCTCATAAGCAATTGCATAAGAAAACTTGTAATGATATACAAGAAATATTATTTCAAGAATATGGAATTAATTTTAATGATTATCCTGTTATTCGTAAAAGAGGATTTTGTATAGTTAATGGAGAATTAGATAAAGAAATACCTTTATTTAATAAAGATAGAGAATATATTAAAAAGCATGTTTATATAAGAGAAGATTAATATGAAAAATAAATTAAAAAAGATTATAGATAAATTTGATATTATTAATTATTTAAGTTCTAAATTTGATACTAAGCCTGGCAAACATGATCAAATAAGAGTATTATGCCCGCTATGTGCTGAAATTATTGGAGAACCTGATACAAATTATCATCTTGAATTTAATATTAGTACAAAAGTATGGCATTGCTTTAGATGTAATTCTTCTGGAACTCTTTTTGATTTTATAAAATTATCAGAAAAAGTTTCTTTTGTAGAAGCTGTTAATATAGTTAAATATAGTGAAAATTATCACTTATCAAAAGAAGATGCTAAAAATAAAGTTATAGAAAAACTTGAGAAAAAAATTAAATTTATAGGATTACCAAAAGTATATATGCCGATAAATTATGATAAAAATCTTCCCAATATGGTAAAAAAATATTTACAAAAAAGAAAATTAGATATTGATACATGCATAGAATATAAAATAGGTTATTGCCAATATGGTGATTATATGCATAGATTAATAGTGCCAATTATATTTAATAATAAAATTGCAACTTTTATAGCAAGAGCAATGATAAAGTCAAAGAAAAAGAAGTTATATCCTGTAGGTTCAACTACTGGTAAAATTTTATTTAATTGGGATGTTGCAAAACAAAAAAAAGATTTAGTTATTTGTGAAGGAGTTTTTGACGCTATTAGAATTGGAGAAAGTGCTGTGGCATTGCTTGGATCTTCGATGTCTGAAGATCAATTAAAATTAATAAGAAATGAACAATTTAATAATGTTTATGTTTGTTTAGATAAAGATGCTATTAAAAAAACAAAATCAATATTTTCTAAATTAGCAAGTTATTTTGATACTTATATAGTACGTATGCCTACTATTAAAAAAGATCCTGCTGATTACACAAGACAACAAATTTGGGATATAATTTATACAAGATCAAAAAATTTTTTTAGTAATCATTAACATTTCTTAAATTTTATCGTATAATATAATAAGGAGAAATAATTTTAAATGTTAAAAAAGAAGAAAGCAATGCTTGAAGAAAAAGTTGATGTGAAAAAGAAGAGAAAGAAGAAAAAAAATAAGAAAGAAAAGATTGAGCCATTAGTTTCTAAGACTAAGAAAAAACGAAAAAAGAGAAAAAAGAAATCATTAACATCTAAACAAATATCTAAATTAAAGAGAAAAGAACTTAGAGAAAAAACAAAAAAACTTAAGATATTAAAAAAATATTTTGAACAGCATAGAAAAGTATTAAATAAATTAGATTATACAATTTGGTGCAATAAATGTTCATTTCGTCTTATAATGGGCGTTTGTTTATATAGAAAATTAAATATATCAGATATTATTAATTATAGATATTGTAATAAATGTACCGTATATATTAGTAATTATATAAAAGTTTTAGACTTTATAGATAAAAATGAAAAATCATTTATGGATTTATGTATTAATAATAAAGTTGAATTAACAGATATTAATATATATGTCGAAAGATGGCATAATAGTTATGAAGGAATTCAATCTTTATCATCTTATTTGGGCATGACTTGGAAAGAATATGATGTGTGGATTAAGAAACCAAAATTATTAGAATTCATTATTAATTTAAGAAAAGAAGGTAAATCAGATCAAATATTAAGTATATTGAGAAAAGAGAAAGAACAACGAAAGCAAAAGAGATTGATGAAAAAGAAAAAAAAGAAGAAAACTAAGAAAAAAGTTATATTAGAAGAAAAAGTTGATGTGAAGAAAAAAAAGAAGAAAACTAAGAAAAAGAAAAAAAAGAAGAAAACTAAGAAAAAAGTTATATTAGAAGAAAAAGTTGATGTGAAGAAAAAAAAGAAGAAAACTAAGAAAAAGAAAAAAAGAAGAAGAAAAAATGATAAAAGTTGTTCATTGTAAAAAATCTAAATATGATGTTTACATTGGTCGTCCTTCTAAGTGGGCAAATCCATTTTTCATTGGAAAAGATGGCACGAGAAAAGAAGTAATAGAAAAATATAAAAAATGGATATTATCTCAACCAAAATTAATTAAACAAGCTAAGAAAGAACTTAAAAATAAAATTCTCGGTTGCTGGTGTTCTCCAAAACCGTGTCATGGAGATATTTTAATGAAAATTGCTAATGAAAAAAATAAAATGAAAAGACTTGTATTAATAGATGGAAATAATTTAGCATATCGTTCTTTTTTTACTCATATTAAATTTTTTAATTCAAAAGGAAAGCATACTGGTGTAATATTTGGTATTATGCAATCACTATTATTTTTACGAAACAAGATTAATATTTTTTCTGAACAAATGGTAATAGTTTGGGATCATGGCAAATGTACTTATAGAAAGAATCCATATGCCAAATATAAAGGTGGCAGAACTAATTATGCTGAAACTGTAGAAGAATTTAAGTATTTTTATCCTGAAATTGAAGAAACACAATCTATTATAAATAAAATGGGCATACAACAAATTAAAGTTAAAGGTGTTGAAGCTGATGATTTGATAGGAATTATATCTTCTAAGTTTAGAAAAATATTTGATGAAATAATTATTATTACTTGTGATAAAGATTTTTGGCAATTAATAAGAGATAATGTAAAAGTTTATGATCCAATGAAAAAAGTTTTTATAGATGATAAATATATTAAGAAAGTTTTAGGTATTTCAAGAAAATTTTATAAAGATTATAAAGCATTAGTCGGTGATAAATCTGATAATATTAGTGGAATTAATGGAATAGGTCCCAAACGAGCAATGGCATTGATTAATGAACATGGAAACATTAAAGCTATGATTAAAGCAGGTAAGATTCAAAAAGATGATATTAAAAAGCTTAAACTTTTTAAAAAATTAGTTACTATCATTAAAAAATTTGACAATAGTTTATTTGACGATGCTCAAAAAATAAAAACAAAGAAAAGAATAAAAAAAATAAAACATAAGATTCAAAATCAATTATTAACAAATATTAAGGAGACAAGAAAGAAATTTATTGAACTTGAATTTAAAAGTTTAATGAATTCACTTAATAAATTTTATGGATATTAAAATTACAAAACATACTTTGAAGAATATTGGCATTGATTGTAAATTTATGAGTGCAATTGATATTAATAATAATCAAGTTATGAATATGGTTTATAAAAAATTAAGCAATCAGCATAAATCTTTTTTAACACAATTATCAATTATAAAATTTAAAAGAAAAAAGAAAAAATATATATACAAACCAAAATTTAACAATATTGTTTTAGATATAATTAAATTTTTTGCTGAAGCTGTCGATCAAATTATTGAAAAAAATAATAATAAATATAAAAAATTTATAAATTGTCATGCTATTAGAGCATCTATATCTATACCAAATCACATATATGCAGTCGACGATTTAATTAATTATGGATATGAAGAATTATTTCGTGCAAAAAAGATTTATAGAAGAAAATCACTTGCTTCTTTTGATACTTTTTTTACATCATGTTTAATTCAACGTTATAAAAATTTATCACGAAATTTATATTTATATAAATATGGTAATGTTGCCAAGACTTTATCTATAGAAGAATTGGAACAAAGAGGCCGTGAATCTGGTTCTAATTTTACTCCAGCAATTTTTAATGATGATAGATTTATTGAGAAAATAGATAGAGCTGTATTATTTAATAAGATTTACAAACGTTTACCAAAGAGATGTAATCAAAAAAAGATATTTGCCATGTTAATATCTGGTCATACTTTATTTGAAATTAGAAAAACATTTTCTAGAGATCATGTTAGAAAATTTATTATAAAAATTAATACAATATCAAAAAGAATGAAAATTTCATAGAAAGGAAAATTTAAATGATTCATTTACATAATCATTCTGTATTTAGTTTTTTAGATAGTATTGTTAAAATTGATGATTATATTGAAAAGACCAAGGAGTTAGGAGTAAAATATTTATCATTAACAGATCATGGTAATTTATGTGGAATATTTGAATTATATAAAAAGTGTAAAAAAAATAACATTACTCCTATAATTGGATGTGAGTTTTATTACAGTGAAGGTGAAAAGGTTAGAGCTAAAGATCATCTTGTTGTAATTGCAAAAAATAATGAAGGTCTTAGAAATTTATTTGAATTATCTTCTAAATCATATTTAACAGGATTTTATTATAGACCTACAATTCATTTTAAAGATTTATTAACATATAGAAAAGGATTAATAATATCAACAGCATGTATTGGAGGAACTATTCCAAAATTTTTATTAAATAATCAATTTGATGATGCTTATAATCATGCTAAAAAATTTATGGAAAATTTTGAAGATTTTTATTTAGAGATGCAGTTGCATAATGTTCAAAAACAAGTTATCGTTAATAATGGCATTGCTAGAATTAGTCACAAATTAGGAATTCCATTAGTTATGACTAATGATGTACATTATATTGATAAACGTGATAATGCTATACAAGATTTTGTTTCTATGATAAGAATGAACAGAACTATAAAAAATCATGTTTATAATGATTTTCGTGATTTATATTTTAAAACTGATGATGATTTATATAATAATTTTAAAAATATGAAAAAAGCAATGAATGGTGTTGGCAAAATTGATTTTTCACAATCTATGGAGAATACATATAAAATAGCAGAAATGATTAAAAAAGGAAATATTAAAATTGATCAATCTTTGAAATTACCTAAAATAGATATTAAAAATAGCAAAAAAGAATTAAAATCTATAGTTGAAACTAATTTTAAAAATAAAATTGACAATAATATTATTGGTAAAGATCAGATTATACAATATCGTGAGCGAATTGAAACAGAATATGATGTAATATTTTCAAAAAGTTTTCAAGATTATTTTTTAGTCATAGAAGATATAATTAAATATTGTAACAATAATGATATTTATGTTGGAATTGGTAGAGGTAGTGCTGGTGGAAGTTTAGTGGCATATTTGCTTGGAATAACACAGCTTGACCCTATTAAATATGGTTTAAAATTTGAAAGATTCATAACTAAGAAAAGAAGTAAATTACAAATGATTTTAGATATGGAGTAGTTTATGTTAACTAAAAAATCATTAAAAAATATTTGTATTAAAAGATTGAAAAAAAGAAACTTATATAATAAAGTTTACATTAATATTTTAAAAAAAGAGCTAAAAGCTATTCATAAGCAAGATTATTATAAATATTTTAATAAATTAATAAAAAATAAAATAAAATTTGATCAAAATAAAAATGGTTTATTGATAGCATATTTATTAAATTTAACTAAAGTTAATCCTATTGAAGATAAAATTAAACATAAATTTTTATTGCATGGTGATTATCCAGATATCGATCAAGATATAGAAGATATTAGACGTGATGATGTTAAACAATATCTTGCTAATAAATATGGAAAAAATAATATTAGCAATATTATATCTTTTACTAGATTGAGAGTTAAATCATTATTGCATGATTTGGCAAGAATTTATGGAATATCTAATGAAGTAATTCCAATATCTAAAATTATTAAAACTAATGAAACATATGAACAAGCGTGTGAAAAATATAAAGAATTACAAGATTTTAAAAATAAAATGCAGAATGGGAGTAAACAAGATAAATTATTTTTTAGAGCATTGGAAAAATTAGATGGAGCATATAGACACTATGCAACACATGCTTCTGGTTTTGTAATATCACCTATAAGATTGTCCAGCGTTTTGCCGTTAATGAAACGTGCTGGTCAAGATATTATATTAACAGGATGGTGTGAAGGTCAAGATGCTGAAGAAAAACGTGAATTAACAGATATAGGATTAATTAAATTTGATTTATTAGGTTTATCATCATTAACTATTGTACATCAAGCTGTTAGATTTATTAAAGAAATAAATCATGATTTTAAATTAGTTTTTGAACAATTAGATTTAACAGATAAAAAAGTTTTAGATGCATTTAAAAAGGCAAGATCTATAGCAACATTTCAATTTGAATCTCCAGGAATTAGAAAATTTCTTAAAAAAATGCAGCCAGATCGTTTTGAAGATTTAATAGCAGCAAATGCTTTATATCGTCCAGGTCCTATTGAGTCTGGAATGTTAGATATATTTATAGAAAATAAAAAAAATCCTGATAAAATACAATATATAGATAATAGACTTGAGCCAATTTTACATGAGACTTATGGGTGTCTAGTTTATCAAGAACAAATAATGGAAATTTGTGCAGTTTTAGGAAATTATAGCCCAGAAGAAACTAATGATATACGTAAATTATTAACTAAATTTATACAAAAAGGATCAGATCTACCAAAAAATATTATAAAAAAATTAGCAATACAGAAGAAAAAATTGATAAAACGTTTTATTGACAATGGTATTGAATCATCTAAGGCTGAGATTATACTTAAACAATTAATGGAATTTAATAAATATTCATTTAATAAATCTCATAGTGCTGTATATGCATCATTAGCATTCATATGTCAATATTTAAAAGTTTATTATCCACTTGAATATATGACTGCTTCTTTAATTTATGTGTCTAATGATTCTTATTTAGAATCATATATTAAAGAATCTGTGCGATTAAAATTAAAATTTGCCGGTATAGATATTAATAAATCTAAATTTAATTTTTATACTGATCATGAGAAAATATATATGGGATTTAATAAGATTTTTGGATGTGCAATAAAATCTGCAACAGTTTTACAAGATAATCAACCATATGATAATATTGATGATTTTATGCGAAAGATTAAGGGAAAACGTATTAATAAAACTATATTAAAAAGTTTATTTCAAGTTGGTGCTTTTAATCGTTTTTTTAATGATAGAATAAATAATGCCAAAGATAAAAATGAAGAACAGATTATCAAACAGCAAATTAAGATTGAAATTATTAAAAAATTAAAAATTGAAGAAGAAAATATTTATGTATATGGTTTAGATAATTATATAGATTTAAATATTTTACAAGATATTTTAAGAACTGATGAAAATTGTTTAAGACATATATATGGTGATAGTTATAAAAAATTTAATGATTTAGTTAGATTAAATGTTCATAAAGCTCAGTGTCAAAAATGTGATTTAAGTCAATTAAAGGAAAATATTAATAAAATTTCTATAGGAGATCGTCTTGAAAAGAAAAAATCTATTGATATTATGATTATCAATGATACTCCTTATTGTAGGCGTATGGGAAATCGAGCTTCTTATGATTTACAGATATCTAAAATGATTAAAAAATTAGCGACCAAACATAATAAAAACGTATATTTCGTTAATGCGATTAGTTGTTCTGACAGATATTCTAAAAATTTTGAACCGCAAACGATGAATGGCTGTAAAGAATGGTTATTTAATGAGATTCTTATATTAAAACCTAAATTAATTATTACTATAGGAAAATTAACACGAGAATTATTTGGTGGAAATTATAATGATTTTCATAAGTTGTTTTTGGGCAATAAAAATTGGAAAGTATATTGCACATATAATCCATATTATATATTACTTGATAATAAAAGAAAGCTGAAAGAAGATGAAGAATATATTAAATCACTAAAAACAGAAGATAAGAAAGAGATTGATGCTTTAGTTTCAGAAGAAGCGGAGAAAAGAAAAAATACTTTTTTTAGAAAAAAAATATTAAAATTATTAAAAAAAATTTAACATTTTAAAATATTTCTGATATAATGTAATTATGAAAAAAGAAAAAAAGAAAAATAAATATGAAAAAGATTTAGAAATAGATAGACGATTTTTAGATGAAGAGCTTGCCAAACAACCTATATTATATCATAAATATGGAAAGTTAGCAGAAAGAGCACTTGAAAAATTTAAATCAGAAGAAATTGAGCTAGATAGAATACAGAGTAAGCTTCATTTAAGATTTAAGAAATTAAAAATATCAGAAACTAAATATAAAATGACCGATAAGACAATTGATGCCATGATTAAAAAACATAAAAAATATAGAAAACAAGCAAAAATTATGCTTCATGCTCAACGTATATATGGCTATTTTAAATCTGCTGTTAAATCATTTGAACAAAGAAATCAAATGTTGATACAGATAAGTTCTAATAAGAGAAAAGAAAAAGAAATGATTAATAGTCTTAAAAAAAGAAAAAATGAAGACGAATAGGAGGTGATGTTTAAAAAATAAAATAATTAAATATGTAAATAATTAAATTAAACCAAGGAGGTTTAAAATGGCAAAGAGTAAAAAGGGTAAAAAGGGTAAAAATAGAAATTATAAACCTGTTAATATGGACAAGACTAAGAAAAAGTATAAAAATATGAAAAGATTTGATGATTTTTTAAAGTTATCTGATGGAAAAAATAAGCTAAGAGTTATGCCAGCATATAATGACGATGGAGATTGGTATAAAGATTACGGATTTCATTATAAAGTTGGTATAGATAGAAAAAGTGTTATATGCTTACGATCATTTGGCAAAAAGTGTTTTTTATGTGAAAAATCACAAAAACTTTCAAATAGTAAAAAATCTGATCTCAGAAAGATTGGAAAGGATATGAAAGCTTCATTTAAAACATATTTAAATGTTATAGATAGAAATAATGAAAATAAAGGTGTACAAATATACGGTGCTCCTTCTCAAAAAGTATTTCAGGAAATAATGGGTATAATGTGTGATGATGAATATGGAGATGTTACCGATCCAGATGAAGGTTTTGATATGAAAATAACAAAATCTGGACAAGGTATTAAAACTGATTATAAAGTTTTACCAACAAGAAAGCCTACTGCATTAACCAATGATGAATGGTTAGATCAAATTAAAGATTTAGATGTTCTTTTTGCTGAAAAAACTTATGAAGAACAAAAAGAAATATATTATGGTGGTGAAGCAGATGATGACGATGACGATGACGATGACGATGATGAGAAAGAAGAAAAGAAAAAGTCTAAGAAGTCTAAGAAGAGTAAGAAAACAGTAGTACCTGATGACGATGACGATGACGATGACGATGACGATGACGATGACGATGACGATGACGATGACGATGACGATGACGATGACGATGACGATGACGATGACGATGACGATGACGATGATGATGACGATGACGATGACGATGACGATGACGATGACGATGACGACGATGATGACGATGACGATGACGATGACGATGACGATGACGACGATGATGACGATGACGATGACGATGACGAGAAAGAAGAAAAGAAAAAAGCAGTATCTAAAACAAAAAAATCAAAGAAAAAATAATAAGATATTGATGATAATCAGCCGAGGGTAGCAAATTGCCCTCGGCTATCAATGAGGTACTTAGAATGCCAAAGAAAAGCAAGGATAATTTTGACAATATGTTTAATGATATTGTAAAATCATTAGGAAAAAAAATGGGAAAAAAATCAGTTGCTTATGTAAAGTCTATTACTGACTGGATTCCTACAAATATAAAAGCAATTGATAAATCATTAGGATTTGGTTTTCCTTGCGGTGCATTAGCTGAAGTTTATGGAGAATTTAAAACTGGTAAGACTTTATTAGCTACATATATACTTGCAGAAACTATAAGGCAAGGTGGTATTGCTGTTTTAATCGATACAGAATATAAATATAATCCTAAACTTGCAAAGATTGCAGGTCTTGATCCTAGCAAAATTATTTCTATAAAGGCAAAGTATACCGAAGATGTGATAATAAAAATTGGACAAGTAATAGATACTATTAGAGAAAAACAAAAAGATAAAAGTAAAAAACAAAAATTAACAATAGTTTGGGATTCTGTTGCTGCTACTCCTTCAAAAAAAGAATATAAATTAGGTGTTGAAAAAGCAGAAATGGCAGAGAGAGCACGTATTAATTCAAAAGGATTAAGAATTTTAACTGAAAAAATAGCTGAAAATAATACTTGCGTTATTTTTGTAAATCAAATACGATCTAAAATTGGAGTTATGTTTGGTCAAAATTGGGATACTGTAGGTGGTAAAGCAATTAAATATCATGCTTCTTTGCGAGTTCATATGAAGGGTGCTAAAAAAATTAGAAATAAAAAGAAAAAAGTTATTGGTATTATTGGTGGTTTAGAAGTTACAAAAAATGATACTGGAGCAATTCCTTGGCAACAAGTTTCTTTTGAATTATATTTTAATAAAGGAATCAAACCTTATTCTGGATATATTGAATGGTTAGAATTTAATGATTTAGTAGTTAAAGTCAAAGCTAAATTAACAGATGAAGAAAAAGAATTAAGAAAAAGAATGTCTAAAGAAGAGAAGAAAAAACTTAAAGAAGAAGAAAAGAAGAAGGGAAAAAGCAGAGCACGTTATTATTTTGTTGATGATCCAAATAAAGAACAATTTTCTATCAAAGAATTAGACAAGATGTTAGAAAAATTTCCTATATTAGATAAAATAAATTTAATTGATGATGAATATGAGAAATATTTTATATACAGCGAAGATGATGATGAAAATAATAATTTAGAAGAAAAATTAAATTAATAAAAATGAAAATTTTATTTTCTACTGACTTACATGGTAATTCTTTTAAATATCAAAAATTAATTCAGCTAAGTAATGATTATGATATTCTCATAATTGGTGCTGATATATTGCCTAAAAATTCTTTAGATGTACATCAAGCACAATATTATTTTGTACAAAATTTTCTTCCAATATTTTTTTCTAAAATTAAAATTCCTATAATAATTGATTTTGGCAATGATGATCATAAATATTTTTATAAAGATTTTCAAAAAATGATTAAACGATTTAATCATGTATTTATTTCACATTTAAATGAAGTTATTATTAATGATATTAGTTTTATAGGAATGCATTATGTGCCTGATTATCCATTTGGTTTAAAAGATTGGTGTCGTAAAGATAATGAAGATTATGTAGTTGATCCTATTCAATATGGTACTCCTTGTATATCGTCTAATAATGGTTATCAAACCATATTTAATTTATATACTTATTTCAATGAGAGATTTAGCATAGAGGAAAATTTAAAAAGACTATCTGAATCTAGTAAACAAAAAGTCATATATTTATTTCATAGTCCTCCAAGAACTTTGGGCTTAGATATATGTGCAGATGGTAGAGCAGTTGGTTCAAGAGCAACAACTAAATTTATTGAAAAAGAACAACCATATGCATGTTTATCTGGTCATATTCATGAATCTTTTGATATGACAGATATATTTTATAATACGATAAATAAAACTATTTGTGTTCAGCCAGGACAGTCTCAAGATAACGATTTAGTTTATTGTTCATTTAATACAGACAATATTGAAGAAACTATAGAAAGGAAAGTTATATGAAATTTTTAATTTTTTCTGATATGCATTTTAATAATTGGCCACAATTTTCTAAGATTTTAGATAGTGGTATTAATAGTAGATTGGCTAATCAAATAAATGTTACAAAACAAATTATTAAATATTGTATTAAACATAATATTAAAACTGTATTTCATTTAGGAGATATGGTTGATTCTAAAAGATCTATTCATACAGATACACTTCATTTTATATTTAAAGTTTTACCATTATTTAAGAAGAATGGCATAAAATTATATCATATAAATGGTAATCATGATTATTATGAAGAGTCTGGACGTATCTATTCTTCTAAAATTTTATCACGTATAGCCAAAGTTATTGCAAAATATAAGAAAATAGTTATCGGAGATATTGCTTTTCATTGTTTACCCTACATTTCTTCAATAGATAAAATTCGTAGTGTAATGTCTAATATTGAAATTGATAAACATAAAATTAATATTTTATTATCTCATATGGGTTTGCAAGAAGCAAAAGTTGGTCCAGAAGAATTAGTTATACATGAAGGATTATCAGTAAATGATATTGAAAATCGTTTCGATTATATATTCTTGGGACATTATCATAAACATCAGATAATAAATAATAATGTTTATTATGTTGGATCTCCACTTATGCATAATTTTGGAGAACGAAATGATACAAAAGGTTTTATAGTTGTTGATCAGGATAGTAAAAAATTTAAGATAGATTTTATTGAAACAAAAGCACCTAAATTTATAGAAAAGCATATTGATAAAATTGATGAAATAGCAGATATAAAAGCAAAGCATTCTAATGATTTTGTTAAAATTATTGCTGATAATAAAATTAATTTAAATACTATTGATATAGATGATAATATTGTTATTGAAAATAATTATACTAATGAAGATGATATTGAAAATCGTTTAGATATTGATTCTGGAACAAGTATTAATGAGATAATAAATAAATTTATTGATAAGATTGATATAGAATTTTTAAATAAAGATAAATTAAAAAAAATAGGAAAGGAGATTATAAATGGCTAAAGAAAACTTAAGACAATATAAAAATAATTTGCATATAGTTAAAAAGGCTTTAAGATTAGTTAACAGATATCGTAATCCCAATATTGCAATATCAAAAGAAGATGATGAATTTTTAGACAAAGCATTTCAAATAGTAGATGGTGAAATTGAAAATGTTATAACTTTATTAGAGGTGACGGAATAATTTATGAAATTTCAAAAATTAATTTTACATAATTTTGAATCTTACAAAGATTTAATTTTTCTATTTGATCAAAAAGGATTGGTGCTGATTGAAGGAAAGAATGGATCAGGCAAATCTACGATTCTTGAAGGAATTCTTTGGTGCTTGTGGGGTGTAACTTTAAAATATGGTGAAAAGGGTTATGCAGATAAAGTTGTTAATAGAAAAGCTAAAAATAATTGTTATACCAAATTATATTTTAAAGATGATAAGAATCAATATATTGTTGAGAGATATAGAAAGCATAAAGAATATAAAAATTGTGTAATTTTAAAAATAAATGATAATGTTTATAAAGGAGTAAATACTCAAGATCAAATCAATCATATTTTAGGAATAGATTTTAACACATTTGTAAGTTCAATTCTTTTTGGTCAAGAAATTGCTAAAAATTTTGCTTCTGCAACTGATCTAGAACGTAAAAAAATATTAGAAAAAATATTGAATTTAGAAGATTTCGTTAAATATTTTAATAATGCTAAAGAGAAATTAAATATTTTAAATTCTAAGTTATCTAAAATAGATTTACAATTATCTTCATACGAAGATAAAATTGATGACATTGATGATGAAGTAATTGAATTAAAAAAACAAGATAATAATTTTGTAGCAGATAGAGAAAATACTATAGTTAAAATTAAATTAGATATAAAAAACATAAAATCTAAATCATATGATTTATCTAAGCAAAAATTTAATATATTAATTGAATCGTGCAATGATACTATTAAACAAATGCAAGATAATATTGAAGAGTATGAAGTTGATATGTCTGAATATGATAATTTAGTTAATAAGAATGCAGATACAAAATCTAAAATCGCACAGTTAAAAGATAAATTAGATGAATCAAAAGAAAGTATTGATCATATAAAGCAAGGCAAAGATTTTTTAGCTGGTAAATTATGTCCTGTATGTGAACGCATCGTTAAGAATTCTAATGAATTAACACAATTAGCTAAGAAAAGATTAACCAAACAATTAGATATCAAAGATGATACTAAAGAAAAAGAAAAAATAATTAAAGAATTATCTAATAACATTAAAGAACTCTCTAATAAATTAAATAAATTATCTGTTAAAAAATCAGAAATTAAGAAAGAAATTAATACTATAAAATCTAATAGAGATAAAGTTAGTAATCTTAACAAATCAATCAATAAATATAAGCTTCAGATTAATGATGCTGAGAATGGATTGAAAAATTTAAATAAAGAGAAAGAATATGATCAAAAGAAAATCAAAGAATTAAAATTAAAAATTAAAGAATTAAATGATCAAAAATCTCCGTATAATAAAATGGTAAAAGATAAACTTAATAAATTAAAATTATTAAATGATAAATCTAATCAATTACAATCAGACAAGAAAAAAATAAGTAAAAAAATATTATATTATGAATTTTGGAAAATAGCATTTTCTGATAAGGGACATAAATTACAAAATCAATATATAATTCCATTAAAGGGTTATATATTAGATTCTATAATTCCAACATTGAATAAAAAGGTAAATCAATATTCTAATATTATTACTAATGGTAAAATTGATATACGTTTTTCAACAACTAAGACTTTAAAATCTGGAGAAACAAGAGATGAATTTTGTTTTGATGTAGATAATATAGATGGTTCTGATAATTATAAAGGTAATTCAAGCGGTGAGAAAAGAACAATTGATATACCCATACAATTTGCTTTAGGTTATTTAGTTTCTATGAGAGCCAAAAATCCATTTAATATATTATTTTTAGATGAACCATTTGAGAATTTAGATGCAAAAAATTCTAGTAATGTTGTTAATTTGTTAAAATATATATCTAAACAATATAAGACTGTATATGTTATAAGCCATCAGGATGAATTTAAAGAAAATTTTAATAAAATTATTAAAGTTAAGAAGAAAAAAGGATTTAGTAAGGTGATATAATGAATAACAAAATAATTAATATTGCAAAAGATTTTACATTAGAACCATCAGGCTTTGAACACGGAAAATATTTTAAAAGAAGCAATATTGATTCCATTACTTAAAAATAATTATATTGATGTTGAATTGGATCAATCATCCATATTTAAAAATATGGATCTAAATCGTGAGATTTAGAGGCAACTGGTTGACTAGGGAGCTTTTATGAAAAAGCAGAAGTTACAAGCAAAGTTAAAGAACACACCAAGGAATACTTCTCTAGTTCCTTGCTCTGTAAATTCTGGATTAAACAGAGATCAAAGTCTCAGTGTTCAGAATAAAGTACGGACTTGTAACAATCCCGAAGAGAATCAATTTCAGCATACAGAGAGGCCATTAAAGCCATTGGTGTATGTACTATCAAAAAGAGGAAAACCATTAATGCCTTGTTCTTGTGCCAAGGCAAATAGAATGCTGAAAAAAGGAGCAGCAAAAGTAATTAAAAGATTTCCATTTACTATTCAATTAAATTTTACTTGCAAAAATAGGATTCAAAAGATCACACTAGGAATAGATCCAGGATATGAAAATGTAGGTATCAGTTGTATTACTAAAACAAAAGAATTATTTAGTGCTAGTATATAATACATTCACTGAAAACTATTAACAAATCTATAAAAATGTTAACATTTAATTAATATTTTATTTAAATTAAAAAATGAAAAAACAAAACATGAAAAATAAAACTATT